AGAACACGGGGCATTTGCCACACGCCCCCAGCTAACACCACAACCACAAACAAACCCAAACATTCGACCAAATAACAACATAACAATACAATTACTTGTCATTTTATCCTAACAAGGAACTATCACCTTGAACTCTACAAAGCTAATGCAAAAAATGGCCCTTGCGGCTGGCCACGCCACCAGCATGCCAAAGCTAGATGCCGTTTTTGAAACATATCGGAAAGGCGGTGATCCTGAATCGCGCAAAGAAGGCCTGGGGCGTACCAGTTACGTCGTTACCGCAAAGGGTGATGAGGTGGAGACAGCATTCACGATTGTTGATGCCTCGGAGCTAACGCCATCTAATACACTTGATGGCCGAATAAATCCCGACTTCCCCCAGGAACTACAACCACGGGACCGCACCCGTAAATCATCTTTACTACAGGTGGCCAAGATGGCCAATACCTTGCGGCCGGTTCAATTGGCTGATTCTGGCTTGTCATCGCATGGTGCACCAATTATCGGCCGGGATGGAGTTGTAGAAAGTGGTAACGGGCGAACACTGGGAATAATCAAGGCCTATGCGGAAGCAAAGCCGATGATTATAAAAAATACCTTGTCGATAACGCCTCTCTATACGGCTGTAAGAGCGCAGACGTAAAAAGCATGCAATCACCCGTGTTAGTTCGCGTTCGCCTCTCAGACGTTGATAGGGCTAAGTTTGCGAGGGATTCAAACCTATCTGACCTACAACAAATGAGCGCGGCAGAAACAGCCTGGGTAGATGCCGAGTCAATCAGCGACAAAATGATGGATCAATTCACCCCGTCAGATACCGGTAACATCATGGGCCGCGAAAACCAGGGATTCATTCAATCTTTCCTAAAGGAAGTTGGCGATAACGCGACGGCAGGCTTATTAACTGCAGACGGGCGTCCAACTAAACAGCTTATCGATCGGATGCAAAATGCCATCTTTGCCAAAGCGTACAAAAACGAAAAACTGGTGCGCCTGGTAGCAGAAGAACCCGATCCAGAGATCCGAAATATCCTAAATGCGTTGAATGGTGCTGCTGCCTCGTTTGTGCAGATGCAATACCTGTCCGGCGAGGCTCATAAACAAACGTCATCATGGCTAGTCGATGCGGTGGAAGATATTGCAGACGAACAGGGATCAAACCAAAGTCTTGCCGATGAGGCCTTAAATTCGTTAGTGAAAGCTACGGAATTAGTGCGCCAGGCAAAAGATAGCGGGCAAAACATTGAGGAGCTACTGAGCCAGGGCGATATGTTTGGCGAGGACAACCCAGCCGCAAATGCCCTAGCCAGGTTTATTTCTGCTAATAATCGATCAGCCAAGCGCATGACGGCAGCATTTAAAGCAATGGCCACGGCGATTAATGATGAGTTGATCCACCAAGGGCAGGGCATGGACATGTTTGGCGGTGGTGATCGTTCGTTGGTGGAGATTCTGGCTGATGTTAGCCAGGAACTTGAGCGAGAATTTGGTGAGGGCAATGGCTTTCAAGTAAGCATGTTTGAATCACTGAGCCAAGTAACTAGGGACCGATTAACAAAACATCGACTTATGTTCTCTAAAACGTGTTCTATTTGATTTAGTTCTCATGTTCTATTTTTCTTTTTCAAAGAAAAGATCCTTATTGCGATCTTGCATCAATGATGTGTGTTAACTCGTAGAGTTATCCACATGCTTGTTGCGGCTAAAAACAGAGGATTAACCTCTTATCCATCATGAGGGACGATTGTGGGTAAGGGGTTAATAGAATAGCTAAAAAAGAAGCTAAGGAGATCGCTAAGATCAAGAGCTAAGAACAAGAGCTAAGAGCAAGAGCTAAAGAAAGAGCTAAAGGGGATCGCGCTAGGCCGCGTCCTGCCTGGCCTACGGGATTTTTTCGTGGACAGTTTTTACCAAAAAGCGGGACAGTTTTTGCCAAAAGCGGGACAGTTTTTGGAAATGACGGGACAGTTTTTGGAAATGGCGAGACAGTTTTTTCTGTAACCGGGACAGTTTTTGCCAACTAGCGGGACAGTTTTTGCCAAAAGTGGGACAGTTTTTACTGTGATGGAGGGTGCCTTTTACTGCAAACGGGGACAGTTTTTTCTGTAACCGGGACAGTTTTTGCCATTTTCCTTGGTGAACGGCAGGGATAAGTTGATGTTATTAATAGTGCCGCTGCTATTTCGTGGACAGTTGGATTGTGTTAATGTCCACGAAATGACGTGGACTGTCCCACGCTGGGAGCAAATGGAATCATGAGTGAAAAGAAGAAGGGCTTTGAACTATCCAAGCCGCACAACATGGTATTGATGAAGTGGCCACGAGGCATAACTCCTATACAAATTAAAGCTGTCCACTTAGTAACAATGCAGTTAAAGCGGTGGATATTGAATACTGATTTCTTGCCTGACTTTTCAAAAGGCGACACCCTAAGTGCCTTTGATGCGATCAAGACATCTTTTGATATGTCGATTGATGATTTCGCAAAGGCTATGAATACAACCAAGAAGGCTTTGACGGTTCCTGTAAAAGACAGAAATGGTGACGTAGTTATCCATAATGGATTCCCCAAATTACGGATCCAAGAGTGCTTTGACCAGATAGAGCAGATTCGCTGTCATGTAGATAATTCTCGATATATTACGCCAACAAAAGGCCTGCAAATTGTTGTCAACCCGACCTATGACAAGGAGACTAACCGGGTTTTCTTGTACACAACGCCGGTAGTTGCTGCCATTCTGCAGGACGAGAAATTCATGAATAATTTCAGCATGGTTGATATGCAGTTGCAGATGAGCCTCAATAGCGTGATGGCCTCTCATATACTCGATAGAATTAGCCGCTTCAAAAAAGAAAAGAAGCTATTTGATTGCACGGTTAAAGACTTGATTGAGCAGTGCGGGATAGACGTAGATATTGACTCAAGCGGTGCTGTATTAGCCGTTCGGCGAGACTTTATTAAGGTCAATATTACCAGGCCGCTAAAGCAAATTGCCGATAAGAGCGATGGCATGTGGGAGTTAATTGGTACAGGTGCAAAGGTTACATCGAAGAAGCGCGGTAAGCTAATGGCCAACGATATAATTACGTTTGATGTTAAATATCATGATCCACTAGCGAAGCCACCAGCTATAGATGAAGATATGAGCGAAGAACTTCACAAGGCAGCAGATATTTACCAGCGCATAATGCAGCCAAACCCTGATGGGTCAGACAAGCCATCTCAGGATGAAATTCAATTTATGATGGCGCATGCAAAAGATTTAAGTGACGCAGGCCTGCCTTTGACTGATAAAGATTTCTTACACAATCTTATCCTTGTTCAATCGTAAATTTTGAAAACCGCCCAACTGGGCGGTTTCTTTTTATCTAATCAGTCAAATCGGTACCGTTCAAGGTCCAGGTCTTCAAGGCCATATTCAAATTGCTCGCCGTCGGCGTCCTCGTAGACATGAATGTTCGACAACATATTGCCGGTTTCTACCATGAAATCGAAATAGGCCCAGGCTGCGCATAGCGTGGTGGCGTCATCTTCAATGTAGAAATGTTTTGCGGTGATTGGCTCGTATTGGTCATCGAGCGTGAATAGCTCAGTAAATCCGTTACGGATCAGGATGTCTTTAACCGGCCACCAATACGCACCATAAGCACGATAAGCCAAAGGATTCTCTACCAGGGCCGTGATAATGCCGACGCAATGGTTAGTCACAAAGTCCGATTTAGTTAGTGCGCCACCTTCTAACGCTTCATCGATGAGCGGCTGTAATGCGTCAGGTGTTGGTAGCTGTACGTCTGTAATCATGATTATTTCCTTAATTGCGCCCGCGAACGGGCGCATTTGTATTACTGCTGCAGTGTTGCCAATAGTTGCGTCATATCCGAGTTGGAAGGAACAAACCACCAGCTACCGGAAAACTCATCGCTGGCGTCTTTACCATATTTGGCTTCAAACTGAGACTTGATCGCCTCTTTGCGTTTGTACAGCACGCCTTTCATTCCGTTAACGTCCATCATGCCAAGTAATGTGTACGGCTCGAACGTTGTTTTACGACGGCCGTATTTGATCGTTACTGGCATAGTGTTGGTGTTGGCAACAAGGCCTAATTCCTTGAGTTTATCGCCAGCCTCACCAAGAGCAATATGATCGGCATTATCAAGGATCGCGGCCGTTGCCGGGGCCAAGGCCGCGACAGTATCTTTTACTTCTGGTGATTGTGCGGCGGCAATGTCCAAGATAGCCGTTTGTTTGTTATCAAACAGGTCAGACAGTTTACTGCGCACGCGCCATTCCGTAGCGTTTTCATCTAGTTCAATGGCTGTTTGTGCCTGCGTAAAGAGTCCGGCCCCAGCAAGGTCGGCCATCATCATCAATAGGTCGTCATTGTAGATTTCCATTACCTTTTTGAAGAAGGTAGGGAAGCTCACGTACTTGCTCGCATAAGCGGAAATCTGATTGATACGTTCTGTGCGGCCGTTGCTATCAGCGACTAGCGCGACATAGGATGCAAACTGACTATCACGCTTGCGCACAATGTAGTCCTGGCAACGCTCGGACAACACTTTGCTGTAGTTCAGCGTGACCTCTTTGGAGATCCGACTTACATCATCCAGGTTCGTCGTTTTTGGCATGCGGGCCGACCACATGCGACGGGTTACAAAGCTATACCAAGAGCTAGAGTTGTTGCTTTCAATAGCTGTGTCGTACTTTTCTTTGAACTCTTGTTCGATGCTTTCAAGCGTTTCTTGCACCCAGGCGGTGATCTCACTGCTGGTGGCTACGTGGCCAAACTGATTAATGCGGTCCTTATAATCAGGGCCGAGTAGACGTTCTGGCCATGGGTAAACGTCCGGCATGCCGCCTGTGCTCATCAAGTGGTTAGCGCACCAGCGAGCAAAACGGGTTTGTAGTTCGGTATCCGATAGGTCCGGGTAAACCAGGTAATCGGCATCGTCTGCCATATTGTTGGTTTTGGCAAAGTCACCATCGCGCTCAATCAGGCCCGTCTTACTGCCACCTTCAAAAACCAAGTTGCCTTCTTTGGCCATGCGGATAAACGTCGTTCGGTCCATAAATGTCGCAATTTCTGGCACTGGGATCCCGGCTAGGCATCGCGCCACAAGCTCAGTTTCCTTCTCATCAACCTGTGCCTGGCGAGCGATGTCGGATAGCGAAAATGCTACCTTGTCACCTTTCGACTTGTAACGGCTGTCCGGCACAATAATGATGCCGTTAAACACGTTCTTAGCACGGTCAAAACTGAGGATATTTGCCGTCACTTCAACGCGCTCGTCACTCCATACGTTAATCGCTGCCTTCACGACATAAGTCCCGCCAATGCGGGCTACAAGTCCATTCTGAGCGACATACAATTCCGGGCGAGTGAAAATGTCGCTTGAGACATTAATTAGACCGTCTTTGATGGCCTGCTCAACCAACGGCTTGTAACGCTTAATCGCTGATTTCGCATTACCAAGTCGCTTTAGCTGTCCCTTTGTGGCCAGCAATGTTTTACGCACGCCGAAAAACTCTTTCTGTGCGTCTTTGAGCATTTCCTTGCCCCAACGGTCATCACGATCAGCATAACGGTCAATGTCTTCCTGCTTTTTGGCTAATGCTTCTTCCAGGGCTTCGATTTGCTTTAGAAGGTCGCTTTCACTGACAGAGCTATCAGACACCGCTTTTAGGTAGTTACTGACGTTCACGCCTGCCACTCGGCGATATTCGGCGTTAATGCGTTCCTGGCGTAAGCGTTCGTTCTGCTCAATACGGCGACGGGCTTCTTCCGGGTCCGGGGCCAGCATGATCATGTGTTCGTTCGGGTCAACGGCGTTACCGTTATCAACGGATTGGTCGCTGCCGGTGAACAGATCATTAATCCAGCGTGCCTTACGTTCGATAGTTGAAATGCGGAATTTATCGAATGATCCCTTGCCTGCGTAGTAATGAACCTTAACGGTTGATGCCTTTGAACCAACGCGGGCGCCTCGGCCGTTACGTTGTGTCAACGATGCAGGGGTGAATGGCAGGGTGAGGTGGTGAATATCCGTTGTTCCTCGGTGCAGGTTAACGCCAACCTCGCCTTTCTTGTTCAATACCATAAAACGGTATCGGCCCTCGTTGTATGCCGATGCCAATACTTCTAGGCCTGCTTCTTCCTGGTCATCATCAACACCCGAGCCCTTTTTGCCGGCTACGGTATCTGAGTTAAGGATCCCGATTTCTTTGATGTCACAACCAACATAATCGGCAATGATGCGAGCCAATTTGATGTGTTGGGTTTTTTCTTCTGTGAATACCAATTGCTTGCCGCCGTCCAGGTAGACATCTTTGGCGATCTCTAGGAATTTGGCATATTTCGGTGGTACAGGATGGCTGAATTTCGCCAGGCCGAACTTTTTCAGTCGCTTGATAACGTCTGGATCAAGGATGTCAGTCACTACCAGTTTGCAGCTAGTGGCGTCAGTTTCTACGCGGATTGTAGACTGCAGTGTTTTAGGTGCTTTTGATGGCTTCTCACCATCACTTTCACCCATGAACCCATCATCATACTGGCGCGTTTTTTGGCTGAGTAGGTCTTAGGCAGGTCTGCAGCTAACGTTCTTACCTTGTCTTCTTCATCGGCGGCGAAAACATAGGTCATCACGCCGTTGTAAAGGTCCAGGTCTGTACAGGCCTTGTCCATGTCTCGGATTAATCGAAAACCGTATCGTCTGGGTATTCTTCTGCGATCTCTTGGGCCTCGTCACTATCTGGATTCGACAGTGCATCAGCACGTTGACGTAGATTCTCGTAAATTTCCGCTTGTTCTTCGGACATATCGACGTAGTTGGTTTGCGTAATCAACTTAGGGATATGTACCGTGTCGCTAACGTCATCGATGTTTTTGATTTCGGTGTAGCGGTGGAATAGGGAACGTAGTGCATCGAGGTTCTGGAACCTAGCAACGCCTCTTTTGTCTCAACTTTGCCAGATAGCTTGTGAACGGCCGTTTCGCCGGTCTTACCAAACATTCGGATAAAGTCGTCACTATCGATGATGCCCATCTTGGCCCATACGGCCTGCGGGATGATCTGAGATAGCATGTTGAAGGCGTCAATCGGACTATTAACCGTTGGTGTTGCAGTCAGGCTATAACAACCACGATCGCGGTTAACGCGTTTTACGTAGTTATTCTTGATCTGCATATCCAGGGCCATATTCGCCGTTTGGGTATTAGGCAGGAACGCCAGGCGATTACCCATACCGCCCGACTTGTACGAGTTGCGGTAGTTGTGGCCTTCGTCTGTGATTACCGAGTCAATTAGTAGGTCTTCAAAGTACGGAAGATCATGCTTCTTAGTTGAACCGTCATCAGCGTGCTTGGCGCGGAATTTCGCGTTTTTCGCTTGTTCGCGGTAGGTTTCCGCAATGGCCGCGTACTTGTTGGATCCAGCCACCAGCCCATTATCAACCATATCGCTAACGTTATCGGAGATCGTTTCTTCACGGAGCGGAATCGATGCGAATACGTCTTTGGTCATAAACACCATCTTGGCACTAGAGTGCGTTAGCTGGTGCAGCTTGGGAGCGACTTTCTTGGTGGATGTATCAACTTCTAATTTTGCTCGGGTTAACGGCTTACCATTTTTAATAACCGGCTGGCCTTCTTCGTCAAGGACCGGCTCACGCATAACGTTGCCGTCTTTGTCTTTGACTGGCTCAATGCCGATGAACACCTTATCGCCCAGGTTATTCGCACCGAAAAACGTATCGGCTTCGTGGTACCAGTTTTCCAGTACGGATTTAGGCACAACAAACACAACACGCTTTGAGCGACCGACTTGGATGTTATAGGCGGCCAGGCCTAAGCCGGTGAAGGTTTTACCCAAGCCGGTGCCGTAACCAATGATCCCGCAGCCTTCGTCTGAGAATCGTCGGATTGTCGCGTTCTGGTAGCCCATTAGGTCAATGTTGCCTGATAGGTTTTCCAGTTCTAACGATGTGTCGTCATATTCTGGTGCGATGTAACCGTTAAAGCGGGAGTTGTATTCAGCCGCCACGGTGTCAGCGTGGTCGCTGGTGGACAACCAAAGCCCAAAATCAGCATCCAACTGACGCAATTGATCACGAATGGCTGCCAGGCCTTCGTTGCCGCCACCGCCGCGAACCGGCGCTTTATTGAGGTAGTTTTCTAGTTGACGTTCAAAACGCTCATCCTGGTTATTGCGTTTCTGGCCATCACGCATTCGATAGCCGGTAAAGAATCCATCGTCACCGTCTGCCGGAACCACTTTTTCCGTGCCATCTTCACCAACAATGACTTTTGAATAGTCAAAGTAGTCATACCCGCGAGACTGCAGGAACTCGATAAGAATCGACTTATCAATCCAGCCATCCGTTAACTTGAATTTAATGTCTGTAATGTCGGTCCATTTTCGGCGTGAATTGATTAGTTCAACCTGGCGCTGCAGGTTATTAGCAACATTGGTATCAAGTGCATTCTTGATGGCCATGTATAGCGTATCGAGTTTTGCTGAGATTTCGCCGCTGGTGGCATGGTGAATAGGGGAGATAGTGCCATCGCTATTAATGGCTAATCCGTCTTGTTGGGCCAGCCAGGATAACAGTTGCTCATCACTCATATCATCTTTTGGATCCGTCATGGCCTTACGGAATGTGGCCACGTCAACGGATGTCATTTGCTGCTTATAGAAGGCGGCTGCGACTTGAGCGGGATCGGCATGGTCAAAATCAACCGTTGATTCTCGCTTTAATTTGCCATCTAGCAGGTCAGATAGGGTGCCGTTTTTATCGATGGACTGAGCGAACGCATGCCAGTTCGCCAATGCGCCACCTTTTAGCTTTGAGGTGTGTTTCAGTTTGGTCGGCAGACCGAATTTTTCATATTCAGCGAATACAAGGCCTGCGACATTCTCACGTTTCATGGTCAACGCATCGGATAGGCCTTCACTGCCATCTTGCTGCGCTGCCAAGTTGCTAACATCACGCACCAATTGGCCCAACAACATCCCACGGAACGCACGTTCTTGCTGTGCTTCCGGCAATGCCATCGCCGCTTGCATGTTTTCAATGAATGCCGGATCACATTCGCCAGGGAGGTCGCGGTGAATGTTTTTAAGGTGAGAAAAGTCGGCCTTGAGCATAGAGGCCTGGTTAGCTGTCATCACTGCGATTTCATCAGTCGATGTCACGCCATAGACTGCAGTATTGAGGCTACCAGTTGCGTCTTGCTGAACGGCGCTTACCCATTCGCCATTGTCCATGCGCATTTGCTGGCCGTTAATGATCTTGTATTCACCTTCGGCGTAAACGCGGGTTTCTGGCGCTTTGATTTCTAACGTTTCCCAGTCGATACGTGAATCAAACTTGTGGGATAGGGCGCGTTTAATGTCATCATCGGTGCGGCCACCACGATCAACAACTTTTCGGGCCCACGCGCCTTGTCCGACGGTATGCTCCGTGCCGTGGATGTACTTTTTGCCATCGCGTTGGTACCACTTGCCGTTAATCCAGGTATCCCATAGGACATTAGTCGATTCGAGCAATTCAACGCTGGCACGTTCAATGGAACCGGCGAGGGCGGCAGGGTGTTTGCGCCAAATTACCACGTCAGTGACAACGCTATCTGAGCCATTGTTACCAAACGTGCCGGTTGGCAAGCGTTGCGCACCCAAAAACTCCGCTTTCATGGCAATCTGACGACGCCATTTTTTGAGTTTGGAGCCTTCGACAATGCGGGACGGTAATACCAGACAGATAAGCCCGCCCGGCCGAACCATATCAATACAGCGTGTTACGAAATACTGATCTGCGAGTTTGATGTCACGGTAACCCACGTCCTGAATCATAGAGTCATCACGCGGCCCGTATGGTGGATTGCCTACAATGGCGTCGAATTTCTCTTGTGCGAACAGGTTTTCAGATACGTAACGCTCAAATGTTGAATTAACTACGTGATCTTCGGGGTGGAGAATGGCGTTAATGGCCGAGCTTGTTTTATCTAGCTCAACCGATGTCATTAAGGAGCCTTTCGGTTTAGTGCCAGCAAATACACCAACGCCGCCCGATGGCTCTAGTACGTTGCCATTCTGGAAGCCATAAGCGGCCAGGGTATCCCAAACGCCGGAGGTACCCATTGAGGGGTGTAGTATTCATTAGTTGAGCCGCCAATACCGCCATTACCGGTATATTTCCGTAGCTCGGCGCGGTCTTCCTCGGTGATTGAGTTGGGATCCACGGCTGCGCGTTGGATGATTTTGATTGCCCGCTGGTTGGCTTCTTTACGTGCCGTGGCGATGGCCACGCGGTCTAGTTTATCGACACCGAAATTCACGTCGATTGGAGAGTAGAGGAACAAATCAAAGATCTGCTCTAACTCTTGGTACGTCTTCGCCGACTTTGCGGCGTCAATGAGTTTTGAAATATCAGTCATTGTTGGTATGCCACAGATAAAAAAGCGGCTGCAAATGCAGCCGCCTAACCCACCCCCGCGCTAAACGTTATAAAAAAATTTACATACATTCCATGCAGGGAGAGTTAATTCTGTCCTAACAACAATCGTATATAAACACATAAAAGTTAAGTGCAATTTGTTGAAGCCTGAATATACAGACAAAATATCCAGAATTTATCACGTCTTGCGTTGGTCAGGCCTGGGTGTTCACTCTAAGGCACCAGTTATCACAAATTGGGGTGGCTTTGACACCTGTAGGTGTGATTTGTGGGATGTTTTGTTGAGGCAGTTCGATGCGAGCCTCACCCTGCAAGGGTTATTTGTTCACCTTTGGGGGTTATTTTGGTGTTGTTTCGGGGTTATTTTGGGTTTGCCTTTGTGCGGCGATCTTTTGGCTGGTGTATGTGGTGGTGTTTTTTGTGTCTTTTTATCACCTGTAGGTGATTTTTTCGGGTGTTTTAGGGTTGTCTTGTGCCGGCTCTACTTCTTGGGAGATCCCTTGCTGTTATGAATATCACCGATTGGTGATTTATGGGTGTTATTTTTGGCTCTACAGTGGGCCATTTCGTCACCTTTTTATTTTTTGGTGAATTTACAGTGCCCATCCAGGGGGTTTAAAAGCGCATAAAATACCCCCGTAGGTGTTAAAAAGGGGTAAGTTATGCACTTTCAAGGCGCGCAACCAAAACGCCGTCTGACATTAATTTTTGTGTGAAAAACGCGCCATAGGTTAGAATTTACGGCGGTGTTTTTCCTAACATAAATTTGAAAGACGGAAAAAGGTTATATGAATAATGGCTGAAATGTCAAAAAATGGTGAGGGTGGAATTTCAAAAAAGCTCAATGGCTTGATGAAACAGCTATTTCCTTACTTCAACGAGTCAGACCAAAACGACTCAACGATCCATGTAGAGGCCAGTAACTTTAACGAACGATGGCAGGTGCCAGATGTTGCCGCCAATACGCCACCAACAACGTTGGGATCCAATGGTGATTCAGACCGCGACCGGTACTTCATCAAAAAGATGCCGTCGGACCGAATGGCCAAATATGCGCTACTGGCTGAAATGGCCGAGGATGCAACTATCGATGCGGGCATTAACATCCATCTTGGCTTTGCTCTATCCGTAGATAGCAAGACGAACAAGGCCATTACGCTAAAGCCCAAAACGGAGGCTGATACTGAATACGTCGCCAAACTGCAGGCTGAGTTGGTGGACCCGATTAACGAGAAAATACGTAACTGGTTAAAGCCAAGTTGTATTTTCGGCACCAATTACGTCAGGCCTTACGGTGAAGCTGGTAAAGGGATCGTCGCTTGGGAAGCGTCTTGGGATACATTGCCGATCAACATTAAAGAATATGAGCGAGCCGGTCAGTTGGCTGGATTCACAAGTGAAAAGCTGGTGAAGAAAGAAAGCGGCGGCGGCATTAGATTAGCCGAGCCATGGGCGCTTATCCCTTTGAAGTTGGACAACTGGACGCCAGACATCCACCAGCCGCCGATACAAAACGGGGTGCAGCAATATTCCCTGTATGACGATACCCATATGCGTAGGCCAATGGAGACGCAAAACTATGGCCGCTCGATTTTGGAATCGTCTCTGGAAAGTTGGTGTGCGATGCGTGAATCGCTCATTTCTCTTTTGTCCAGCCGTGTACTGGCCAGTAAGAAGGACCGCTTTGTTCATGTTTCGACTGCTGGGCTGGATACAGCAAGAGCGGCCGAGTATGTAAACCTGGTAGCGGATCAGCTAAAGGCCGACAAAGAGGCGTCATTACGTAAAAGTGCGCGAGCAAGTGCAATCTCTACGGTGTGGAATGCAATTATCCCTAGCATGGGTGATAAGGGCGGCGTGACAATCGACACGCAAACCATGAGTCCCGACATTCAGCACGTCGAAGACATTATGTTTCACATCAAGAGGCTATGCGGCTCGCTAGGTATTGACCTAGTATGGTTGGCTTCTCAGACTTGTTAGCTGGTGGATTAGGTGAAGGCGGGTTCCTGCGAACGTCCATCCAATCAGCCATGATCGCTAATTTGTTACGTGATGCTGCGCGTAAATTTATCTATCGCGCTATCGACATTCACACGGCCTACCGCGATGGCAAGGTCTGGCTACCAGAACAACGCCCGTTTGAAGTGACGTTCAATTCAATGTCTACAGCCATTGCACTTGAGGAAGAATCAGCACGCGAAACCCGAGCAACATATTGTACGCTGGTGGCCACGGTACTCGACCAGATTGAACAGAGTCCGATCGGCAAATCAGAAACACTAAAATCCCACCTCTACAGCGAGATTGGTTTTAGCTCAGAGCTAATTAAAAAGATCACCGCTGAACTCGCTAAACATGCAGCCGAAAGTGAATCACAAATGATGGAGTCACTAGGCATCCCGCAGGGCCACGACAGTGAGCGTTACATTCGTGACGTGATCTTAGATGTTATCAATGATTTTGGAACAGCACGTGAATAGCCCAAAAACACTCATGAAGCACACCGACCGCTTCAACCTCTTTAAAGATGGTCGAAAACTAGGCGCGAACAAGCGCAATTACATCCTTTCATCCGTTCGCCAGATGTTTGAATCGCTACAAACCCGTGAGCTACTGCGTACCGGCGAAGCCTTTGGCTACTATGGCCACGGCATGCGAGAAAAAGCAGGCAAACTAAACTTGCGCGAAATCGAAGTGGTAAACGTGGATGGCAAACCGGTTGTACTGCAGAACGTGCCAGCATGCCGAACGCTGGATATTTCAGTCGATGACGATGGCACCGTTACCCACACACAAGAAATTTTCGATACAGCGCCAGGCGTGTCGTTGCCTCGCTGATTAATAGCCGTGCTGGTGGTTGGTCTTGGGCAACAAGCGGCCATGATACGAAAGCGGCCAGCTACGCCAAACAGTTTGGCGGCGTCGATTATGTTCTTAATCCAAATTACCTATCACTGGACCACCCAGCCATGATGCTCGAATCGGCCAACCGAGAAACGATGCTGTTAGAGGCGATGATGTCTGCCGGTTTAGACGAAGAAGGCGCACGTAAGGCGATCTCTTTGGGTGAAGATGAGCCGTACTTGATTGAGCGCGTGACAGAGCTAGAAGCCGAGGTGTTTTTCTTGGAAAGCATGCTGGCTGAAAAGACTCGAAATTACGTTGGCCGCGATCAGGCCGCTCAGGAACGCCGCCAACTTGGTGAGCTAATTCTTGAATCCGTTAGCAGCATGCCCGTTTTCATTTCCAACGAACAGAAGGCCGCCATCATGCGCCTGGAATCGCAGGATGACATGAAAGTAGTCGCTAACATGTTCGAGTCAATTGGTCGCGCTAATTTCGGTGATTTGCCAATTGGACAGAGCCAGTCCGTGATCGTAGATCGTGCGGAAGGTCACAACCAGACGATCCTCAAACACTCAATCTCATTCGATGCGCAGCGAAAGTTTGGGTAACTAATTTGTAAACAAAGGGCGGAGATCTGTTTTTATCCTAACAAAAAACGGGATTAAAACGATCCGTCCTTGATCCGATCGCTCGGTTTGGAGTAGGATCGCCAACGGTGATTTCAAATCCCTAATCACTAGCTAAATAGCTGGCCGTATCGAAATAGATATGAGTTGGGTGGATGCGTGATGCGCTGACTGATTGAGCAGTATCACACCAAGAGCGTCCGAGGGAGAGTGCCCCGCCGCAATCAGTGAATTATCACTCCAAAGACTAGGTTACAGGTCATGCGCTAGGTGGAATGACATACCACCAGAAATGAAGAAGCCCACCAAAAGGTGGGCCTAATAAAAGCAAAGCTCTCAGAGAAAGAGAGCAAAATATTTGAGTCAATTATACGTATCGAAGCCTTATGGCGCAAGGAATCCGGCGTATTTTTAGACTCTTATGGACATAGATAATGGAAGCGACACTAACAAGTGCACCTCAATACTTTTCAGGTGCATTCAACTCACAAGCCGCAAATCTCACATTGCGCCTAAACCGCCAAGAACGTCAGAACGCATGCTTTATCGCAGCCGTGGCAACCTTTATCAAAACGGCTGGTTCTACATGTTTTGCTAAACCAACAACGATTCTTGCTCAGTACAATGAGCGTTCATCTAAGTTTGGTATCAAGCCGATCCAATCAAGCACACTATTCACTATCCAGAAGCGAGTTATCGAGTCTGGCGCATTATGCTGTGAGCTAGAGCATGATGCTTGAAGGGCCGCAATTGGCGTCGTTTCTCATTCAATATCGCAGCAATGTGTGAGCAATTCCCTAGTGTGGCCAAGCAAGCATTTGCCCGCGCAAAATGTTTTTTGGCCAGAAAATTGGAATGTAATCGGTCGCAAGAAAATACCACAAAGAAACCCAGTAATAGCGCGGTTCATCGACTACAAGCCAAAACAAAAATTGGACTATAAGTAGTAATCAATCTAAGGATTTAAAGAAAAATAATAAAGCGCCTACGGCTCAGTTCTTTAAATCTCGTTTCAAAGAAGATTGTGATTTAGCGTACCAATTACAGAATGCCGCAAGAGCCGGGACAATTTTGGCGTCTGGTGCCAAGAAGCTGATCAGCCTGCACGCTAAACACGGTGTACACATGGCAGATTCATTCAAATCATTCCTAATGTTCCGTATCTACCACGGCATGACACAAGCGCAGCAAAACACCCGTCAGGTCGTCGCAATTTCTGCTGCACAGCACAGTAAAAATATTCTGGACAACACACTACGCGCCCAAGCACGCAAGGAGCGCGAAGTGGTCAAACCCGTTTCAATGCCTGCACACCTAAGCGATCCTAAGTACGGCACGCATAAGTACACAAAATTGATTGAAAATATCCGTAAATCTCATTAAGGCACAGCCATGACAGACAGCATTCAAAACACACCGGCTGATCAGCCTCGAAAAACGCTATCAATCGCACGTAAGCGCACCGAGCAACAAAGCCGCACGATGGCAAGAAATCAGCCGTAAAACCTCGCACAGACGCGAACAGAAAGCCCACGGGCAAGAAAACAGGCAAGCCACACTTTAAAAAGCGTCCTCCAATGACAGAGGAAGAACGCAAACAGCGTGAATCAGCCAGAAGGCACTTTGATGCCAGGGATAAACGTCTTACTGGTGATAAGGCCCGCCTCGCATTGAAGTGGTTAATGACTACGTTTCCGACGGTATTCAACAAACAAGATCCGAAGCCACTTAAAATTAAATGCACGATGGACATTATCGGCGTTCACAAGGCTGCTGGTGGCGGTATTGGTACCGGGTTCGGCATCAATAAATTGAAACTGGCAATTGAGGGCTGGGTAAACACCAGTCGCTACCAATATGCCTTAGCGCAGCCGGGAGCCAAACGCTACGATCCATTAACGGGCCTGCCAGTTGACGCGGTAACTTCTGAACACATGAAGAACGCCAAAACTCGCCGTGCTGGCCTGCTGCGTCATTTGAAGCGAACTAAAAAGCTGACCAATCGCCCAGGGCCACACAAGAAATCACAGAAGCCTGCCATTCAGCAAAAGGTAAAACGTGACGAACGCAGGGAAAAGGCTGCTCAGAATCCAAAAGAGCCAACGCCTCGCGGTAAGAAAAAAGAAAGTCCACTATCGCGGCAAGAAGAAGTCGTAAGGGATAAAGAAAAGCCACCGATGCTGGTGGCTTTTTTGTGTCTGATTAATGGAAATCAGTAATGTAGTCGAGGCGCACGTTACGGTTTTGTCGGTCGTCCGTATCCGTCAACAGGTTATACGTGCCCGATACGTTTGTATGGCCATCGATGATTGAGCCGGTGTACTGGATTTCATCGCCAGCAATATCGATAGACGTTGGGGCAATATCCATAAGGATCTGCTTAACAGTGCCGTCTTGAATGTTTTTCACTGTCACACGGTCTAGGCCCATGATGGCAATCCAGTCGTCAGTTGAATGGATCTGAGTTGTTGTATTGAAACAGTTACTACACTCACCGCCAGTATTAAGCTCATCTGAGATCAGGATTTGCTTGTTACCGTCTTTGTCTACGTGGGTAAGGTTCCATTTCCATGTGCCTAATTCTGGAATCGGTTCCTCTTTGACAACTAGGGCACCGTTGTCGTCACCCATGTATTCCGCCTCACCATTGATAAAGTCAATTTGCGCGTCTGAACGTTCGCCAGTTGCGACGTTGAATAGGTTCTTATCTGGCGTACAGTCATCAACAATGGCATTGGTCGATGATACGGCCACCATACGTGGGCCATTACATGCCTGAATAGGCCATTCAACGCCGGTTTCGACATTCACTAGCTTGGTGACTGGGTAACTTGCCAAGGCATCAGCCAGAACGGCGAAGTTACCAGACACGGCCTGGATATTAAATTTCTCGAATGCTGAATGTAATTTCGTTACGGCCTGAGTGGACGGATCGTAGATAGAGCCATCTTCAAACAGTATTTTGCCAGATTCAATTTGGTGGATGGCCATGCCGTTAACTGGCAACTCAATGTATGAATTGTCTTTCTGGACCACGTAATAGTGCGTGCCTTGCCCGTCAAAGTAGATAGAAAAGAACGCCTCATCACCAAACACGCGCATGCCTTGTACTTGGTGTGGTGTGATTTCTTCCATATCGCCGGACAGGTCAATTTTATAACCGGCCGCATCGATCTCGGTGCTTACTGGTGCTGGTGCCGGTTCGGCCGCCAATACCGCAAAGCTGGTAGGCATTGCACGCATTTGGACCGGTGCCGCTTTAGTGGCCGCGTTATTTGATAGAGCGAGGGATTGCGCATTGGCTACGTTGAACGTGATCGCGGAGGTATCAACTTTGTCACCGCCACCGCCACCGCAAGCCGCGAGTGCACTAGATAGGACGATGGCGATAATAGAGCGTTTGTACATTTTCATTTCTCGAAATCCTTAAGAAAACGGATGGATTATCCCCCTGGATGTCTAAAAAGCAATGCTTTAATGCCTGTTTAGTATTGCATTTGCAGGGTGATTAACTGCGGGTACAAAAAAAGCCAGAGTAATATCTGGCTTTTAATTCATGGTTTATCTATTGGTGTTACATACTGAGTGCCGCCGGTGTTAATCCGATCATCACGTTGCCGTTACCGGTATCACATACGCTGAATAGGTCGGCGTTTAGATTTTCCATCAACATTTCTTCACTCATTTTCAAGTGAGCGGCGATAGCGCGAGAGCTATTGATTCGGCTCATAATCGCCTTCTTAACAAACACGTCAAACATGCGGTTAGTGCTGGCTCCAACAAAGGTCATTTGTTTTTGGCTTTCTTTTGCACGTTCAAACAGCTCGTCAATTTTCAGTTTTGCGCTCATTTTAGTTCTCTTTTACAAAAAGTTATTAGGATATAGGCGGGAGGCTCAATTCCCGTCTGAGGCTAATATAAGGTTTTTTTTGCCGTTTATTCAAGGGAAAACTATAGAATCAGTTAACTTTTTTGTTTATGATCACAAAATCGTTAGGATAAACGGAGCCGGAGAGCCGTGACCACTGAACTGTCAGAACAGAAACGCATTCAATTAGAAGAACGAATGTCCAGACGCGACCATGAAAATGAATCCGTCCTGGTGTCGATGGGCCTATCAACTGAGCAATCTGCGACTCTTGAGTTGTCCGATAGTGCTACTGAGGTGACGTTAGACAATAAGCCGCAAATTTGTCGAACCTGTTTAGGTCGCGGCGTCTATAAGCCGATGTTTTTTGAAATGGATTGTCCTGACTGTTATGGCACGGGCTATCGACTAGACGATCCGGTATCGCTAATTAAGTGGCAAAAAATGTGTATGGACTGGTCGCGTAAGAGGATTCTAAAGCTACAGAATGATCTGCGCATTGCCACGACAACAGAAGAAGAACGGATGGCAGAAGATATTGAGAACATGTATCGCCATTCAAAAATAAACAAGCACGATTAACAAGGGTAAAGAACTATGGCCAGTCGTGGCGTAAACAAAGTTATCTTAGTGGGTAACTTAGGCAATGATCCAGAGGTCCGTTATATGCCGAATGGCGGCGCGGTGGCTAACATCACCGTAGCAACGGCAGAAACATGGCGTGATAAGAACACCGGCGAGCAGCGCGAAAAAACGGAATGGCACCGAGTGGCCCTTTACGGGAAGCTGGCAGAGGTTGCTGGTGAGTATCTGCGTAAAGGTTCGCAGGTTTACATTGAAGGCCAGCTACAGACCCGTAAATGGAAGAACCAGCAAGGCCAAGACCAGTACACAACGGAAATTGTCGTGCAGGGTTTCAACGGCATCATGCAAATGTTGGGATCCCGTGCTGGTGGTCAGCAACGTCCCCAAGCTGGTGGCCAACAGCAATACAATCACCCGGCACAACAGCAACAGCAGAATTACGGCCAGCCGCAAGGCGGTTATCCAATGGATAGCGGCGTTCCTCCTATGGATTTTGACGACGACATACCGTTCCGCCAGGCCGCATGCCAGCCACTAATGCACCACTGTATCTAAGCGTATCCTAACAATAATGCGAGTAGCTAATCATGAATGACGTTGTTTTGTTGTCCTTGCGGCGATTAACGATCCGAACCATTAACACCATGCGCCTAGAGACAGGCGAGACAGATTTTCGTGGTGAGGTCGGCACCATGTATTTTATGGCCAGTGAAATTGCAGAGCGTGCATCAATCAGTCTGCCGGAAGCATTGGCGGCATTGGCTGAATTACGGAAGTCGCGTGCTGTAACTTGCCGAGCTGGTTTTAAAGGTAAGGCTCACGAACGCGTGTGGCAGCTAAAAGACATCAAACGTGTGTTATCAAAATTTCATTCCAACTTTTCCTAACAACTATTCATATTGGTAATAAAAAATGAGCTGTGATTTTGAGGTTTCTTTGCCTTGGGGCGTAGATGCGGTAAGCGAGTCGGTTAGAAATGTAGATGTGGAGGTCACTTTGCTGCAGCAAGTCATCATTAACGACCTAAAAGCTAATGAGGCAAGCAAGGATGTGAAAATCAGTCTCCTAGTGAGTCAAAACAGTGATCTATCCATAGCAAAATACAACCTTGAGCAAGAATTGGCGTCGTTGAATGAGCAGTTAGACAGCTTGCGCCAGAGCGCAGGGGAAAGTGCCGCAGATACCGATGCACTTAATGCTCGCATCAATGAGCTTGAGGTCATGCTGCAGTTGGCCAATGAGGCGCACGCCGACGTTGTTGCGCGGAACCATGATCAAGAACGTAAGCTAACCGCCGCCAACTTTCAGAAAGACACGGTACAAAAACTCTTTGATGATCAGAGAAGCAGCCTTGTTTCTTTGAAAAAGCAATCGGGCGAACTGACACAAGAGAATGCCTTACTAAGCAGTGAAATTGGTGATGCCCGTAAATACATCGCTCAGTTAGAGACTGAGATTGCTGGCATCCCCGATCGCATTGCCAACGCAGTATCAACCGAAAAAGCACGATGGAATGAATCGGCTATCGTCAGCGAATCCGTTAAGCGTGACTTGCTGGCCGGCCACGAAGCTAAGATCACGTCATTACGTCAGCAATTGGAAGTGGCTAGGGCGGAAATGGCTGAATTGAAACGATTCCATAAGTCAGTCGCCGAAGAAGTGGGTGTTACGATTAGCGAGCTAATCAATTCAAACCTTGAGCAGACATTATTGCGCGAGCAGGCAATTGAGTCGATGAATGCCGCCAAAGCCCTTGGGAAGATTACCGCCGATGAGTGTTCCAAATTAATAAAAGAGATTGGCACCCTAGCGTTAGACCTTGAAAAACAAACGCAGGACAACACGTATTTGTCCGAGATCTTGAGTTACAACGATCTGAAAGATGTTTGGCGACATGAAGACGGTACCCGCGTCTTTGCTTGCGGCGGTGCACCAACGAAGACATTTGATTATTTCGAGTTAGACGTTAAGCCAAGTGACAAGCATTACACATGCTGGGTATTAAACCCGAACGGCACCGGTCATATGATGGTTTTGGCAGAAGATGAGTCCCACCTAATGATACCGGCTGAGAGTGCATCGGTTCGTTACAATCCAGACCATGATGAGCCGATCCTTGAGGCAATGCGAGCCTTTACGGTTGAACATTATGAGGCGGCCTTGGCCAGAGCGTAGATCGTAGTCAGAAGCTATCTGAGGCGGCGGTAGTTTTGGGTATGGACTGGCATCATCTTGTGACCGTAGATGAAGTGGTTCATCGCATCATTACCGGCGATAACTTGGAAGAAAAGGCCCGTGTTATGAAGTTAACGCAAGCGATCGACCGAATTAACATAATGGCAGGCCGCGTTAGTAAGAAAGATACCTTTGCCGAAATCGCCAAACAGCGCCGTAAGGTCCAAACCAAATCGGCCCGTGGCGGGAAAAAGCGTAAATAAATGGCTGGCGTAAGGATCAGCGCGATTGAGTTAGATGCCATTGCCCGGCGTCGAAAGGATTGGAACAAGCGAGGCGTTAAAGCTGGCCATGGTGGCCAGTTTGACACCTCTTTTGCTAATCCATTCTCATCAAAGAGCAGCGCAACAGCGAAAGGGCGAAAGGTAAAGCGTGCGAGTAAAGCCACCAGCACGCCATACAGCGACAATTACTATTCATCGATAGGAACGGCAGGGATCAACATCGACGGCCTTCCTGATTGGCTGGTGGACATCATACGCGGTGATAATGAAATAAAGCGTGGGCTGGTGGAGAAAGGATATAAACCTGATTCACCACACAAGATGGCATTGATAGCCCTGGCCAAAGATATAAGCCTGTTAGACGGGCGCCCGGCTACAGAAACCAAGAAGGCCAAGCGCGGGAACCTGAGCATTACATCCAGGTCAGAATTTTCTATGAGATAGAACGCCAGTTCCCTGAGTTTTACCCACTTTGCAAGGCGGTACCGAACGGCGGCTTACGTGATAAGCGTACTGCCTGGCGTTATTGGCCGAGGGACAAAAAGCCGGTGCACCAGACATCGATATTGAAATCCCACTGGGTAAATATCACGGCATGAAGTTGGAAGTGAAAACAGAGTCAGGGACGGTCCAGGCCAACCAGAAAGAGAAGATTGAAGCCCTGAATAAGCTAGGGTATCTATCCGTTGTGGGGAAAGGGTTCGATGCCTGCTGGGATTTGATCACGCGCTATTTCGCGTTGCCACTTTTTGATAATATAACGTCGATATGTTATCGAGAGTGAGCTAATGAAAAACTACATCGACGGCGTTAAGCCGCTTGATATTAACCGAGTGGAAGTCACCGCCCAGGTCCGTGATGTGTTGTGCGAACTATTGCGTGATATGTCAGTGAGATTGGGTTACTCAAAATCAAGTGACTGGGGCGGCATGCAGCGACCGTCTTATGCCGGTGCGTGGGTGTGCCGTGTATTGATGCCAAGCGGCGAGATTGAAGATTTAACAAAGATCCATGGCCGCACGATAAAGCATTTGTTTGATTGTGGCGTTATAAGCGTCGATGACACTATTAGCAGCGTAAGCGTGTATTGTTCAAGCTGTCTTCTGATGCGATGAAAAACATCCGAGAAGTGCGCCGTATTCTTGAGTTCCCGGCTCGCACAAAGGTACGCTGGCAGCCATTAAACGATATGGCGGCGATGTATGGTGTGAAGATTGAGTATGAATCGCACCGAGGCCTGATCCGCTTACTGACGCTAGAAGGCAAATCATTCCGTGAGGATGAGCTTGTTACTCGCAATAAGGCTGGCGAACCAGTCATGAAGATTAACGATTTAACCTGGCACGAATGGACCGAATTACTGGCAGAGTGTGCCGATATGATCGCAGAAATGCGATAAAGATAACTGATTGAAAGGCTGGTCAATGACCGGCCTTTTTTATGCCTGAAATCCCCCGTTAAAATCCCGTTTAATTAACCTTTTAACACGCGATAAAAAATTTGTTAGGATAGCGACAGGTTTTAATGATTAGGTGAATGGGCATGAGTGATTTTATACGTGTCGATTTTGTTGGAGAACTTAGCCGAGCATTGGGTATCGATGAGAGCGAGGCGGATAAAACACTGCAGGCGTTCTTGGATGGTGTTGCAGAGTTGACCAATATGGGTGAGCGTGTTCGCGTCCCATGTATGGGTACTTTTGAAGTCAAGGAACGTTCATGGAACGCCCGAGACATAAAAGCATGCAAGCCTGTGCCCGTTGAGAAAAGGCGCTTTTTGACGTGTTCGTTTGTTTGTGGGTTCAAGCAGAGAGTTGGCACGTCCTTATGAGAAATAAAGCTAAAAGCGATACGCTAGTTGCGTACATGACTAATCAATTGGGTTTGCCTGAATATGTGGTGCGAGCCCGGTTATCAGCAATCCGCTCAACACTAGAGAAAGGCCTGGTCCAAAACGGGAAAGTAACAATCCGTAAGTTTGGCTCCTTCCGCATATCAATAACGCACGATCGTAAGGTTGTGATCCCTGGTAGAGAAACGAGCATCAAAAGTAAATCGGTGCGTATTGTCTTTCGACCATCAAGAAAATTACTTACCGAATACCTTGGCGAGAAAGAGCAATGATGGACAGATACAGAATCCGCCCCTGCCGTCTTGCCGAGGGGTTCGTTATCCAGCAACGCATGAATGACGACGATCATTATGGCCCCGTTTACCGTGGTTCGTCCGTGCTGGTGGCAAAAACATACATTGAGGCGCAAGGGCATTTATCGCAATTGCAAACACGAAACATTGGAGTAAATCATGACTGAGCGACAAGAGACATTTGTCTGGCTGGATTTAGAAACTGGCGGCCTTATGGGTAAGCAAGAAAACGGCCAAATGGGTGAGGCGTATTACCCGATTTTAGAAGTAGCGGTGATCCTGACAGACAGAAACCTAGACCGCATTGGCGAACCATTACGCATGGCCATCTTCCAAGAAGAAGACGAAATAGCCAAATGTGATCCATGGGCCCAAAAAACGCATGAAGAATCCGGCCTTCTGAAAGATGTCCGTGAGTCTGGCGTAACGCTGGCCGATGCCGAAAAGCAGATCCTAAAGCTACTGAAAAAGCATGGCATCAAGAAGTTTGAACATAAGGCCACCAGCATTGGCATTCTAGCGGGTAGTTCGGTTCACTTTGACCGTGCATTCATCCGTTGCCAGATGGCAGAGCTAGATAAATTCCTGCATTACCGTTTATTTGATGTAAGCCCGTTTGATATTGCCAGCCGAGCATGGAATCCAGAGCTATCAGCGCAGCATGATAAGCGCCTAAAGCATGAAGCCCTGGCCGACATCGAGGACAGCATTAACGAAGCCCGTATTTACCGTGATCTATTCATTGGTAAGGACCGTGGTTCATTTCGCGCCGGTTATGAGCGTGGTGCGTCTGCTGGTGGTGTAGAGAACATGGATCAGCATTGGGTGGATTACCGAAATGCTTGATATGGATACGTTGACCGGCCGATTGTCGGTTTACGCAATGCGCCTGGTCGCTGCAGCGGTGGCCGTGACATTGGCTTGCGGCATTGTTGGCGGGACGTATTACGCAACGATGCCCTGGCGTGCAAAACAAGAGGCTAACGCAATACTGATTGTTGGCCAGGCCCAGGCGATGATTTCCCACCAGGGAACGCAGGCAAAAACAAAGTAATCCGTTGATACAACGGCGAGAGATATACGTAATTAACTCTATCCTAAATTAACCGTTAGGATAGAGTTGGAAACAGCAAAATGGCCATCCTAGTAAAATCAACAACTGCCTTAGCAGAAAAGAACCGCTTATCTACAACATGGAAGGCTTTTCGTGACGCCGAAGCGTTATACGGCAAACCATTCTCTATTGATGTCTGTGCAGAGCCAGAGACAGCTAAGTGCCCAACATTCTTTTGTTCCCCTGACTGGTTTGAATCCGCCCGCTCAAACGTGCTTACCGGATCGGAATTGGTGTCGTTAAAAGGCAAAAAAATTGTAGGGTTCGACGCCCTGCAGTTGGACTGGCCAAATGATTGGTGGTGCAACCCACCGTTTGACCGCAAACAAGAATTTATCACGCATGCCCATAAGCAGGCTAAGGCTGGCCGCTCCGGCATGATGCTATTGCCATACGAGGCGATCACCGGCTGGTGGCGTCGTCTTGTCGAAGGTAAGGCGAACGCCGTCTATATCCCCGATGGCCGTTATCACTTCTATGAAATCGACGGAGAAACCGAGCGCGGCGGCGTGAATTTCGGTTCGGTTTTCGTCTTGTTCACACCTCATTTTATCAAAGTTACCCAACGTATCGACTTTGAACGCTATTTCGCAACTAAGGACAAAAAGTAATGTGGTTTTCTAACGCGATCATCTATCGCCTGACACGCGACATCGAATTTAACCCGGAGACACTAGAGAAGCAGGCCGCCGAGTTCCCATACGTTGAATGCAGTAGCCAGAGTGTGCAGTCGTTCGGCTGGACTAAACCGCTTGGCACGTTTGGCGAAATGCTAACGCACGTTGCCGGTGATGCAATTTTCATGTGCGCAATGTCTGAAACGCGTGCCGTACCGGCGCAAGTCCTGAAAAAGCAGTGGATGACACTGTAACGGAAATGGAATCAGAGCAAGGCCGCAAGTTGAAGAATGGCGAGAAGGCGGGAATCCGAGAAAATCAGCTAATCAAACTGCTTCCTCGCGCTTTTAGTAAATACACCAGAACGCAATTAGTGATCATGCCAAAGGAAGGCCTGATTATCGTTGATGCCGGTAGCTACAAGAAAGCAGAGGATGTGCTTGCCTTGTTACGTAAGACAATTGGCAGCCTGCCAGTGGTCCCATATTCACCAGAAAACCGTTTGAACTGACGTTAACGGACTGGGTTCGCCATAGCACGCCGCCTTCTGGCTGGGAGATAGGCACCAGTTGCAAGCTGGAAGGTGTTTTGGATGGATCCGGTGTGGCGCGATTTAAGGATGAAGACCTAGCCTGCGATGAAGTATTGGCCCATATCGACAATGAAAAGCTAGTGACTGAGTTGGCAATGAATTGGCGTGGTCAATTTAGCTTTGTTATCGACTCCAAACTTGTCATTAAGCGCCTTAAATTCAGCGATGAACTGAAAGATAAGAATGACGACATTGGCCGTGATGAAATGGCTCAACGTCTTGATGCTGATTTTATCTTGTTAGCCGGTGAGTTGAGTGCCTTCTATGACAACGTTGCTGCAGTGATGCCATTAGCGAAGGAAGATGGCCATGATTGCTAATGCCTTTTCTCACACGGATTCGTCTAGCTTGCCTGCGGGATTCGTTACGAAACCACAAAGTGAAGAAGCAAAGATTTGGTTATCAAGAGTGAAAAACTTCTGCGCTATTCCGTCAGCCATGAAAGAGCAAGTATTGGCGGCCATGGATGAAAAATCCCTGATTGCCCTTAAAAAGCTGGTGGATAAACAGGTGTTGGCCAACAAAGAGAGTTTCCGAGAACGCCTGCATGACCTACTGGCATCGTCTGGCCAGACAACAGAAGACCTACTGGCAGCCATTCAAGATGAAGTCAGCAAAAAGACTCCCCTGGTAAGTCCTGAACCTAACGAACTACAGCGCAAAGAGCAGATCGTGTGGGATTGTTCCATGCCGAACAACTACAAGACGCCTGCAGAGATTGTGGCAGTTATGGAAGGGCTGGGCATCCAATCTACATCGGCCTCAGTCAGTGCCATCCGTACCCGCCAGCGTAAGACCGGGATGGTGAACAAATGAGTCTTCTTAAGCGAATAGCGCGGCGTCTTGGTTTTATTGATGCCGACGATATTGAAAAGAAAATGCCAGGCATGGTGCCTTGTGATGGCCGGAAGGTGGATAAAGGCCGGTACCCGATGTTGTTTGAACGCGGATATGTGCCTGCCGATATACCGCCACCAAAACGCAATAAGCGGTCCTGCAGTCACACGGTGGTGGTTGGGAAGCCTCAGCGTTCTGAGCCACATTGCCTTTCTCATGCGCACACAATCAACATCGAATCTGACTATGGCAGTCATTCGCAAGGGCGAGAGCGTTATCAGTACAGCAATGATAACGATAACGGTGGCTGCAATGACGATTGATTCAGCCAGCGTTACGGCGGTCGCCCTGATTAAGCTATCTGTAGTGTGTTTCATCGGCGGCATCTTGTTTTGGACCGCATTACAGCTTTTCCCCGGTACCAGGCCGAGAATGCGCAAATTAAAGCAGTATTCAGAGTTTGGGTATCACGCGGGCATGGCTTTGTTGTTTTTGTCGCTGGTGGTTGATCGCTTTTGGGGCGGCATCCAGTGCCAAATTAACTAGGAGGCGATATGACCTGGTTAACGAAACTCTTGTCTGAGTTCATCGATGAAAATCCCGGTCACACGATCACATGGTACGCGAAGCGGTTTGGTTGTTCGCAGCCGACCGCCAGCAAGGTGATACGAGAAAAGAAAATCCAACTTAAAAAGCCCAAACGGCCCGTTGTCCACCTGACGCGCAAAGAGAAGTACGCCAGATGGCTAGAGAACGTAGATGATCATCAAACTACGCGAGCGTAAGACAGATGATTGGCAGCACTGTGGATTGGGAAGCGATGTACAACGACAAGTTAACGCCAATGCAGGCGTGCCGGAAAGCCGGTGTTAGGTATTGAGAAGAAGGATACAGCCAATGACATCAACTAATAATGAATACCTTCACCGCCAGCTTATCCGGTTGGGCGACATGCTTGGTGATGGCGATTGCGATCCATGGGTAGGTAGGGAATACCGTCGTGTTGCTACGGCGTTGGGGGTGATGCCACGCCGCAAACGGACAAACAACATTAAGTTTATCAATGAGGCCATGGCCACAACGTTAGCGACAACGCGATGCCCGTCCTGCAATGGCCAACTAAAGCAAACGCGGTCCGGTTCGATGAGAGGCCAGTGTCTTGCCTGCAATAAGAAATATCAATTCAAGTCAGTGAAGGTTAAATGAAAAACGAAACACCAACATCCAATGAACATAGGCATACGTTCGATGGCCATAGGCATTCACTGCCGCTCGGTGTCTATAACGGCAAAGAGGTACTGTCATGGCCCCGGCAGTTTGCCTTTGAAGCGACAGATGAAAATAAAATGCTGGTGGTCACATGCGCTCAACTCGGAATGATTGAAAACATCCAATACTTCATTGGCCACCGAGAGTGGCGAACAGTAACAATGATGCGTGTAGAGCTAAAGCAGCCAAAAGAGGCGCTGTCATTTGCTCACTTTGCCCGTATGGCAGGTAAAACACGTCTGTGTCAGTTGATTGTCAGTGCGTACCACAAACTATGGGAGTTAAGATCATGAATGAATTTGCGGTATTGGCGGGATACATCAACTATTTCGCGGAACACTTGGCCAAACTAAGCGCGTTTGACGTTATCCAGGTAGTGATCACCTTTACCGGTGCGGTAGCTATATGGGCGGTGAATAACCCAAACCCGCGTATTAGTCGCTTTGGCTGTATCTTTGGCCTGATTGGCGAACCGTTCTGGCTATACACAAGCTGGACAACCGGCGCATGGGGTATCTTTATCCTGGCATGTATCTATACAGGGTGCTGGGCCATGGGGTGTTATCACAATTGGATTGCTGGTTTTGTAAAAAGTGCTTGCGAGCGGCGATTATAGGCGTATTATTCGCTGCATCCATCCTAACAAGTTTCTGAACCTGCTTGTTAGGGGTTGTTGACTGCCAACTTCGTGGATGTCTTCTCTTAAGTTACTATTCCTAATCATCGTGGCCAGGCTCAGTCTGGCCCTTTGTTATCAGTAGTCTGGATTAGTGACCTTAGCGAATCCTTGAGCAAGCAAATCTTGGTATACCTCCTAAACCTGGGAACACGGTGCCAGCCGTGGGTTATAGACAAATCAGATTTCATGCCCCGATCTAGACCATCGGGCTTTTTTTCGTCTGTACATTGCTATTTCGCCCATAATTCCCTGCCTTAAATTTCGTATAACACCACGTTGGATCAGGCCATTAGCCTTGCACGTCCACCAGCAATCACGCCTTATTGATCACGTTATGATCGTTCAGTCTCAAAATGGGATGTTTTTGCCTTGTGGGTGATAAAGAGGGGTGACAGGAGTGATAAAAAGGGTAAGATATTGAAATCACCCGTTCCTAACCGGGTGATATTCCTAACTTATGACCATAATGCGAGTAATAACAATGAGCGACAAAAAAGCCCTAGAGCAAGGCAAAGTAGTTCCATTCCTTTTCGCCATCGATGACGGTAGCGGTAACATGGAAATCCACTTTGAAGATGCCAAAGGGAACGTATTTGAATCTAAATCTGCGTCTTGTGTAGTTGAAGCTGTACTTGCTGACCTTGCTGGTGGCATTTCTAACAACGCATGGGAAACAGAAGGCAAGCAATACACTGTAGCTAAGAGCCATACAGACGCGATGGACACCTGCAGTGCTAAATACCAACTATCTCCGGCTAACCGTGTCCTTGTACACAATGCTATTGCTGAGACTGGCGTAGGTTCGCAGCCTGTTTACCTGGGCGTGACTCTACCAACTGAGCAATTCTATACCGTGGTGCTGGCGCTATCGTTAACCATGAGCGTATTGAGCAGAAGAAAAAGAACCTTCTAACAGCATGTGAAAACATGACCGGTGCATTTGCCCGTCCTAACATCGCAGGCATCAAGGTGTATCCAGAAGCTATCCCGGCTTACGTTTACACTAGCTCGCTATCTCCTGAGACATACCCAGCAGAACACACAACGCTTGTTGTTGACCTGGGCCGTTACACTTGTGACCTAGCAATTATCTCTACTGGCTACCAAGTAACGTCATTCATGACGACAGAACACGGTGTGCAGAAGTTGGTTGATAAGTTCAAGGTACTTCTACAGCAGAAAAGCAGCAGCCTGGGCCTAAATGACATTAGCGCATTCAGTGCAACCAACATCGACCAAATCATTGACCTGGGCTACATCGGTTCGACGTTAGAGACAGAACAGGCTATCGCAGCACGTAAAGACGTTTCTGACCTGGTACTAGAAGCCAAAGAGTTCCTTAACGCCAAGATCCTTGAGGACGCGATTGCCCTAGCTGGTGGCGATTTCTCAATGCTAACGCGTATTGTGTTCGTAGGTGGCGGTGCAAACTGGCTAAACGAGCAGGCGCAACAGTGTACCACACTGTAGACGTACCTGCAGAACCAGAAATGGCTATCGTTCGTGGCGCTTACATGATGCTTAAGAACAGCAAGGCATCAATCCTGGCTGAACTAAACATCGATGAGACACCGGCTGCACCAGCGGCAGAAGAAGAACCAACAGAGGCATAATCAATGAGCAAGCCAGTTAATGCGAAGATCAACGTAACCGGTGCGTCAGGTAATGCCCTAGAGCGTTTCTGTGAAATGTACCATGGCAGAGTAGGCGGTAAGTCAGAGCTAGTGAATGAGCTACTGTCAGCGGGTGTTGTACTCAAAGAGGCTGGCCTGCTCGATATGATTTTAAACCTGGACCAAGACCCGGCATTTCGCAGTGCACCAAATACAGTGAAAACCCGCCGTGTTGTTGGTGAGCTATCCGAGCTATTTAGCATGATGGCACCAGTTCAAGCGGTACCGGCACAAACGGCAGCAGTCGTTACACCGGCACCAGAGGCCATGCAGCCAATGCCGGAAGTGAAAGCGCCGGTATCAGTTGAAGCAGTGGAGCAGGCAGCGGCAGCAGTTGCAAAACAGCCGCCAGCACAACCAAATCCCGCAATTCCTGACTTTAGCAGCTAATACAGCTAACATAATATAGACCCACCCCCGCGCCTGTTTGAGAGTACCTTATGACAGGCGCAACACTATCTATCCCTGAAAAACTGGCCCATCGTTTAGCTGTAGACGCACGAAAGCAATCTCGCCGCCGTGAGCGCCTTACTGCTAGTGGACTGGTATGTTCTTCTGCACCTATGACCGCAGCCGCTTACATGCAGTTGGGGGAATTGCTGGTGCACTTCAATCTGCCAAACTACAACGCAGCACTGACAAAAGTGCTTGAATTGATGTCTGGCCAGACACCTCCTTACCCGAAAGTTAAACCTGGCGACCGGCCGGGGCCAAAGTGCGCACGTATTGGCTACCAGATGGCGCAATTGAGCGCATCGAGGCGCTAGGCTACAAAGACCGTCTACACGCCATTACATCCCTTGTAAGTGCTTGCCATGAGCAACAGCTAGGGGCTGCGCAGTAACCATGGCAGTAAAAGTTGATTATGAGCTCCACCAGGCTGAATTAACGAGGCTGGTGGAGTTAGACCCGTCGCTAACGGTTCGTCAGTATTGCGAGCAATCCGGGTTGGTGTACGCCAGTGCCCGCCGTTACTTAAAGAGCCCACGGGCAGGAAAGACAGAAACGGCCAAAAAGGCCAAGGTAGTGAGAGAGAAGCGGGAGAAGCGCGGCCGTTCTACGGCCCGCGACTGGCCCGCCATCTACCTTGATTACCTCACATCCTGCCAATCACATCCCGCCTTATCCATCAATGAATTTGCCACCGACCGTGGGATCCCACCGGCAAGCGCCAGGAAGAACTTTAACGAGCTAAAAAAGGAAGGTGTGCACGCTGAATTGCAACAGCAAGTCAGTGATGCCCTGGCATTGTTGAAAGATAAGGCCGGAAGCGGGTACCAACGTAAAGAACGCGCCAGGGCACAGGCGGCCGCCTCGGTCCATATGCCAGGTGATAAACGGGATTGGCCCGCGCTGTATGACGCGTTTCTTGATGGCCAGGTAGAGAATCCCGTGTTGAGCATGAGCATCTTTGCGAACGCGAACGGATTACCGGCGTCAGTGGTGCGCAGAAACTTTGCCGAACAGCGGAAAAGTGGTGCGCATTGCGAGCGTGAAGATCGCGCACGCCAGGCAATTGAGGCGTACCGGGCTAATGCAGCGGCAGAAAAGGTTAGGGCTAAAGCCCTGACGGGACGGCAAAAACGGCCACGGGGCCATGAGCGGGCATTGAGTACAGCCGCACCAATTGCTGCGCATAATGGATCGGAACAAGATCAGGGATCAACAGATCGATCCTTGGGTAGTGCGCATGCGCTATATAACGGGCGCGATAGCGTGGGAGATTCCTACAAGGCCACGACCTATCTGTTATCCATGGTGGCTATGCCAAGCTATCGGGATTGGATCCCGACATCATCCAAGTGGCCACCGAACTAGACCCGGCATCCCTGGCGAATGAGTTGGTTGTCGTTCGTTCCCAGTACCTATCGATGATGCAATTCCTGCAGACAGAGCAGGCCGCCATCATTCAGCAATACGCCGAAGGCAATCCCAAGCTCGACTATGACGACAACGAGATCCCGCTATCGAAGGCATTGGGGGATCTGATGTTCGGTTGTGCTGGCAAGTTGCGCAGCCTCGAAGCATCAATTGGGGCCATGGTTGGCACGCAAGCCAAGATAATGACCGACTTTGCGAAGATAGCTCAGAAAGAGCATGAGTTATCACCGGTTGACTCACTGACGGCGTTATCTATCCGCAAACGGATCATGGATGACATGGATAAGAAGGGATGGACCGCATTACAGGCCGCCCGTGAATTTGAGCGCCATGGTATTAAAGTCCCTGAATCTATCCTGGAAGAAGCCAAGCGCGAAATTTCAGAATACGAGCCACCAATTGATGATTCCGGTATTAGCGATGATGAGTTGGATCGTCAAACAGCCGAGTATCTGGCCGAACAGCAGCAATTCCATGACGTATGGCTACCTCAACGCCAGGCAGAGTTAGCAAACATCATTGATACGGAAGTAGAAGACGAGGTAATTAACGACGACGAATTGGAGTTAGACGAAGGGGAGTGGGACGACGACGAGGGAATGGATTTATCGGACTTTGATGGCGATGAGGATTAATCATGGCCAGAAAATTAAAGTCACTCCGTTCGGATCCTCGCTGGCCTGAACTGGTAAAGAAATATCGCTATAACTGGACACGCTTTGCTGTAGAGCAAATAGGCCTACAGCCAACGCCACAACAGCGACAAATCATAGAAGGCACCCAAGAGATAGGGTGTCGCGTTGCGGTCGCGTCAGGGCACGGTACAGGCAAATCTAGCCTATCTGCCATCATGATCCTGGCATACATGGTGACGTTCCCCGAGTCGCGTATTGTCGTCGTGGCCAACAACGCCCGCCAGGTACAGATCGGTATTTGGAAAAACCTCCGCAAATATTGGAACGAATTTACTCGGCGCACGCCCTGGATTGAGCAGTATTTCGTCCTGACTGATACACAGTTCTATGAGAGGACATGTAAAGGCAGTTGGTCGGTTGGTAGTAAGTCATGCCGATTGGGCCAAGAAGAAGCCCTCGCTGGTGAACACGGCAAATACTATATGGTTATTGTCGATGAGGCCTCGGGTGTATCCGATAAAGCCATGGGTATCCTATCTGGTGCATTGACCGAAGAAGATAACCGCATGCTCATGCTATCGCAGCCAACGCGGCCGGCCGGTTTCTTCTATGACGCGCATCATTCCCTGGCAAAGACGCCTGACGGGAAAGGCACCTGGTTATCCATCAAGCTCAACTCAGAAGAATCGCCGCTAGTAACGATCAAGTTCATCAAGGAGAAGTTGCTGCAGTATGGCGGCCGTGAGAATCCCGAATACCTAATAAAAATCCGTGGTGAGTTCCCCAAACAGATCTCCGGTTTCCTATTGGGCCGTGATGAATGTGACCGAGCCGCACGCCGTAAGGTCAAAATTGGCCGTGAGTGGGGCTGGGTGGCGCTGGTGGACGTTGGTAATGGCCGAGATAGTTCGGTGCTTAATATCTGCCGTGTCAGCGGCTTTGGTCGCCAGCGGCGCGTTGTGTCGTACAAGATCAAGGAAATGGACGGCAGCATAGACCCGGTGACGTTCGCCGATGTTATCCATGCTGAATGCGGCGGTGACACTTATCCAAACATAACCATAGTGGTCGATAGTGACGGTGTGGGTTATGACACAGCAACGTGCCTTGAGCGATACGGTATGCGGGTGCAACGCATTAGATGGGGTAAGCGTATGCACTCCACCAGCGATCGCCAGCGTTTCGTTAACCAACGCGCCTACGCACACATCCAATTGCGTGATGCCATCCGTTCGGGCCGGATTAAGTTAGACCGAGACAGCAAGACAGCCGAACAAATGTCTAAATTGCCATGTGCCATTAACGAACAGGGCCAGTGGGCAATGATGCCTAAGAAGGTGATGAGGGAAAAACACAACATCAAGTCGCCCGACCGCTCAGATACTTACTGCTTTTCGTTCCTGGCCAACTATGTACCAGTCCATATGACGATCACGGATGAAATGCTAGAGCAGCGTAGTGAAGTAGAGGAATGGCTAATGGAGGAAGAAGCGGCAGCATAAAAGAAAGCCACCAGCATTTACGCTGGTGGCCAATATCGAGCATTATCTTTTGTCGTCTGACTTTTTATCGTATATGCCTCGAATCATGTTCTGTTTGATCCTGGCCTCAGTCTCAACTATGTCTGAGATTCGATAAAGTTTGCCGTTGTATGGCATGTACGTCGATATAGGCTCAACGTGGTCATATACAGACGCACGTTTCTCTTTAGTCTCACTTTGAGTGATATGTAGTTCATTTCTCTTATATCTAACATGCTCATGTTTAGATATAGAACACAGGTAGATACCTGAATCATGAACTTTGATCTTGTGATCAGCCGTATCACCTTCAAAGCGTAGTTTTAGAATGACTTCATTATAGTTATCCGCTCGAATACGGTATTGCTTATCCAAACCTTCATCGGTGAATCTTTTAATTTCGTCTTCTATTCTCTTTATTTCGTACTCAAACGAGCCATGATCAGGCTTTATCTTGTAGCCTTTTAACATGCGTTCAAGTCTTCTTACGTGCATGTGGCCAGTTATGTTTCTTGTAGATGTTGCACGGTTTACATATAGACCACACTTAAACACATCGGTGTATAGCGTTGGTTCTGGTGTAAACATGACACTATTCATTGGGAATCGAATTGGATCAGCGTTGTGAAGTTCTTCACGCGCAGCCTTCCACTTATCAATTCTTTGTTGAACACCGGCACGAGTACGCCCGTCATTAATGACGACAACTGGACGGCGTTTAACCTGAACAGGTTGGCCATCCTCGATAACTTCAACTACTTCATAATATTCTGCGTTATCTAAGGTCCATTTTCTTAGTTCAGCAGTGCAGCTATTGAAGTATTTAATTGCTTGTGTGAGAGATTTACTATCACTCATTATCGTTTCAGCCTTCATCTTATTAAGTAGTTAGTTTGGGCGATTTGAGAAACGGTATTCAATGAACTCGGTTTCTCATTTTCCTTGTCATACGGAAAATTGTTAGGACAAGGAGCGTTTCGCATATGCAATCCATTGTTATTCGCCACCATGTAAATTTATCGCAAAACGACATCCATTAATAGAGATTTCATTATTAGAATGAACATTTATGGCAATATAGTGACAGTTACCCATGCTTGCTAGTCCAGTAATATAGTCAAATTATAGGCGTTTTAAGTCAGCGGTAACTTAATGACATTGCGGTGCTATTGTGCCACATCCATTTTTTCGTAGTTAGTGTGATCTTATACATAGGTTAGTTTGATTTATAAGCGGGATACAAAAAGAGCGCCAAAGGGCGCTCAGTTTTTAAAGGATAGGTAATAAGGTTGTTAGGATGTCAGTCATCATAAAGAAATTCTGAAATGTATTTCTCAAGTTCGGCCGCACAATCAGGGTGAGAAGATATTTCGTTGGGGAGTCTATTAATACACTCACGCATTACAAATTGGATATAGCTACGCTTACACTCGATGTCCGATTCACCCGGTGCATTTGCCAAAAAAGGAAGCAGGAAGTCAGCAGTGATGTTGGCATCGATGTTAATTCTTGTCATTACGGAAGATCCATTGCCTGTGGTGTAGCGGCTGCAATTTTAATAACAATATTTTGTGACAGTGTGTTCGCACTGTCATAAAAGCGGTCGCAAAAGTGTATAAATTATCGGGATCGTCGCCAAAATAGCTTATGTATCAGTGACATTGATCCAAAAGTGTAGATGGATGGGTTGCAATATTCTATTAAGCCATTTCTTATTTATCAAGTGGCGAATCTATCCCTCCAAAGCATTAAGCGCCTTTGTTGTGCCTGCTAATCTAGCAAAGACAAGATATTGCGCCCTTGATTTAACAATAATTATTTCCTTTTGGTTTCCATTTCTGGACAGTAGCCGTGTCCTGAGTGTTAACAAAAAGGGAGAATACCCCTTAAATGGCATATTCATCAAGAATTGAATTTGGTTTTGTCAGGCCAGCGTTAGGAATGGCTATTCCAGCGGCAAAAGTCGATAAAGTTGGACATTGCCAAAGCATGCTTTTATTTGATGAAACATATTGCTTATGTCGATAAATTTTATTTATCGTACAAATAGGAGTGACACGGTAACGTGTCACAAAACGTGCAACGTCAGGCACGATTACCCTGTTTGTAGAATCATTCCGTATATTTAGTGTGATCTTTAGATAAAGATAACACTAAATCCAATATTACCGCCCTATCCTATTGTTGTTTAAGTTGTTGTTTTTAAATGGTTTATTGGCTGGTGGCTTGGTTTATGTTTTCCAGGCGAGGCAATCAAAAAAAGACCGTTAATAACATGTTAATGCTCATTTTGCAGTCATGCTGTCTACAAGTGTTGACAACTATATAGGAAGTGTCTACACTTGTATCCAAGGTAAGGGTTTTCCTTGCCCTTCGCAGTAAAATGCGATTGTTCTTTAACAATGAGACTTACCAATAACCTTTTGGAGTAAAGCCTATAAAATATCATTCGGATAAGAGCGTAAATGAGTCAATCATTTATGCCATCGAGAATGGTTGGGTCTACAAGAAGAAAGGCAACGGCCACACGGTCGGCTATCTTCTTTGTACTGGCGATTCAAACGGGGATCACAACGCGGTTGATTGCATGATCGCCGTGTTTGGTTCACCAAAGAATCCCACCAACCACGCTAAAAAGCTAAGAGCGGCAGTCGACGGCCATTCTTGCTAATACGATAGGTTGTCACCGAGTGATCGGTGACATCCTTTATCCCTTTGATTCCAAAGAGTTACAAGTCTCATATGTTGAAGTTTGGAGTATGTAATGAAAGAGTATGACTTTGCACTGGTCGTATCCAGCGCGATGCGGTTACAGAGGGCACCATCTGCACTATCGCAGATAACTTATTTGAAGCTGGCGCAGAAGACGCCACGGTTTCATCTAAGGGTAATGTCCTTGTTGTAGACTTTGACAGGGAAGCGGATTCGTATGAGGAAGCTGTCGTTAGTGCTATCAAGGAAGTAAACAGCGTAGATGGATTGACAGTTAAGAGTGTTGATGCCGGGCAATTCGTCGGCTTATCAGACGCGGCAGAAATGTCGAACTTAACAAGATCCGCGCTATCAAAATTTAGCAAAGGTGATAGAGGTGACGGAACATTCCCGACCCCATTCCTACGAGTAAGTGGTAAAAACCCACTATTCGATTGGGGTGAAATCGCCAACTGGCTCGAAACCCGAGGCTTAGTTGAAGATGGGACCGCTCACAATGCCAGAGTAACAGCCAATATCAACATGGCGCTCCGGCTAAAGAATGGCGAACTTGAAGAAGTGTCACGGATAGTTGCAGCCATATAAGTTACGCACAAGATAATAGATAGGCACAAAAGTCTCATTGATTGCCACCGGTTCGCCGGTGGCTTTTTTTATGCCTGAACAAGTTTAGATCAGCTAGTGGAGATCCAGGGGAGCAAAGGCCACCAGCACAAAAAAAGCGGCCGCGTGTGCGGCCAGCTTGGTGAGTGGGTTAAGCCCACTACTCTATTAACTGAAAAAACTAATTACCGTATCGATATTCCCCGCAAATTCACACAGCGTTACAGTGAACGCAAACATGTAGTTGTCATTTATTTTGTTCATTACTTTTGTTGCTTTCTTTATTGCACTCACCGCTTTATTTTTAGTTGCGCCAGTGATACGCAAAACAAATGATTTTCTCATTGCTCCTTTGTTTTTTAAAGGTTAATAACTTTTTCGGGCGAGTGCAAATAAAGTGGCGGCACAAATATGAGAAATTTCAGGATAGTGCTATACTATTTTTACTCATAAGAGAGATAGAGAAATAAAGCCAATGAAAAACAATGAGATAAGTGTAAATGCAACGCAATTGCTTATCGTTGCTGACCACATTGGGACGCGGATGATGTGATGCGGGCGCTACGTTATTGTCTTATTGATGGAATGACGCGTTACGCAGCCGAGAAAAAGGCAGGCATAGCTCACAATTCACTTGGAAAGAAGATTAATAGAGTCCTCGCTGAGATTGAATATATTAAGTCATTCAATAAAGCTGGCACCGCTGAATTTCAGCATTCACTAGATATTTAAGGATAAATAATGGCAAGTCCAAAGATGAAAGCAATCAAGCTGGCAAAGTTAAAAAAATTACTGCCAGTGCTGCGACAAGAAATAAAAGCCAAGATTGATGAGAAGGCCGCTCACGCACAAGTAATGTTACCAGCCGGTGGCCCTGCTGCCGCCGCCGCTTATAGCTGTTTGGTGATCAACTCGCTGATGACGGATGCGCTAATCGAACATGGGTTTTCCCATGCTCGCATGGTGGCCGGTAAGGCGGCGTTCGGCGTGAATAAGGGGAAGTTCGGCGTCTTGGACTACGGTTACTCACAGCAAGCTGACACGCTAAACGTCTTGGGACTCGCCGGTGATGAAAACACATTCTACGGTCATGCTTGGATAGAGATCCCTGACCTGAAAATTATCGTGGATGCCCTGCTTCCAGAGCTACAGACAATCCTAGCAATGGATAACAGCATGCGTGGCTTTAATGACAATACGTGCCTACTGAGCAAGGATATGATCGTTGAATCAAGTAACACCATATCATTTGCCAAGATCATCGATGAGTTCGCTATAGGCCACCACTACCAAAAGAACGCAGAGCTAACCGAGTCTGCCAATATCCGCATTGATAATTTCAGATCTGTACTCGGGTTGTAATCATGAAGTTTTGGAGTTCAGAAGCCGCCAGGGCAACGCAAGCCAAGATGACGCGTATGGCTAATGGCTTAGAAAAGGAAGTGATGAATACACCTCAAGTCTTGTCTCTACTGTCACAAGATGAGCGTGACGCCATCGCTACAACAATTAAGACGCTGCGAGAGTTGAAAGATAAGGCTGCCAAGCAGAAAGAGGTGCACGCACGCAGGGAAAACGAGAAAAAGCGGTTTGTTGAAAACATGAATGCCGCCATTAAGCGTGCTATTAACAAGTCTGGCCTATTGAAGCCTGCCTTCTATATGGATCGACAGCGTATCCATTTGCTGATGACGGTAGCGGCCATATGCGAGGAACGTGCCTATCACATTTGTTCGTCGGAAGATTTGATGCTAGAGGCCGAGGTCGAGTGTACGGAAGAACGCCGCGCCGAGATACGCAGAATCCGATATGAACGGCTGTATGAGCATTTTGAAGCGGGGCTGGAAAAGGCGATTAGGTATAAGAGCCTTCGCTATAACGTAGATACTGACAGCTACAGCGAGATCATGCCACCAGCGCAGGCCTTGCAGGAGATTATGGGGTCTATCACTCCGCAGGTTGAAGCTAAGTTGGACGCCAGATATGGCAAGTATATCGAGGCGATTGAGGCGTACAACAGAGCGGTTACAGCCAAGAAACTGAGAAGCACATTTAAATCGGTTTAGGCAATTACACACGCGTGTGTATTAATGCTTTACACACGCGTGTGTATTAATGCTTTACACACGCGTGTGTATTGGGTAGGATTAGTCTCGTTGGTTCAAGGTTGTTACCGACGTACACCCTATCCATTCCAAAGTAAGGTGAATATATGTTTTTAAGCATTGGTATAGAGTCCCCTAAGCATGACGATGAGGCGTATGGCATTGCAGTGCCCGCTTTGTGCATCGGTGATTATGGTTGTTTCGGGGCGGCTGATGAGTCGGCGAACATTGCCGAATGCGCTCAGGATGCAATTGACGGCATTCTATTGGCCATGGCGGAGGATGAGTTCGATATTGATGGCATCGTTGATCTTGGTGCGCTTGAGTATCAAAAAATGAGGACTACGCGCATTGTGATAGCTGGTTAATGTTGGATGTTGATCTGTCCGAGTATTCCAGCCAGGCAAAGCGTATAAACGTAAGCCTACCGTCGGCGCTAATTAAAGTGATTGATAACGCGGTTAAGAGTAAAGGCAGCCAGTACAAGGATCGCAGCGACTTTCTTGCCACTGCCGCCCGTTCTGAATTGCGCGGTTAATTGGCTGGTGGCGAATGAGCTACGCCACTACAGCAACACATAATCCTAATAACAATGAGAGTAAAGCCATGGCTGGTGCAACTGCATCGTCAGTTCGTAGTAAAGACGAGCTAGTTTCCATCTTGCGTAAGATTGACATGATTAACCCGGTGATCCGATTGATGCTTGAGTTTGAAGCACGTACCGGGTTGCGTTATGTCGATGCCTCACAAATCAAATGGGCTGATGTCATGATTAACGGCGTGTACCGAGAGAGTTTCACGTTAGTTATGTCTAAGTCGTACAACAAACGCCTATCCAATGGCATGAGTGAGGCCAATGCGCGTCAGGCCTCGCTAAAAACCATTCACCTTAATGATGAAATGGTGGCATTGCTGGATGACCTGAAAGAGTTCACTGGTGGCCTCACCGTGTTGTTTGAGTCTACTCACCATCACGCCAAGGGCGGCAAGGCGATTACCATTAACTACGTTAACCGCAAACTCAAAGAGGTGGCCATTGAGCTAGGTCTGCCCTATCAACTGTCAACTCACAGCATGCGTAAATCATTTTCGATGTTTGTACTTGAGGCTGGTGGCCAAATCCATGACTTACAGCGATTGCTATGCCATTCATCGCTGGCCGTCACTGATCACTACGTTCGTGGCCTATTGGATAACAGCCGACAGCTAACCGACTCAATCAGTTTTAGCGTGTAATAGTGAGTTAAGAAAATGACAGAGCAGGAACGGGAATTAACGGAAAAGCTACGGGCCACACTAGATGGCCATGCCAAGATTATGTATCCGCGATGCGAGGTACAAATTAGGTTTGGGAGTATCTATAAGGTTCATGACTATTGGTGGTCGAAAGTGACATTCATTAAGCCGTGCGACTATGAGCAAGAACGTCAGTTCGAGGTTGAGCATAAATACGATTATTTCTATGACCACAAAGATGACACTTGGGGTCCGGCAAAAAATGGGGAGTTCAAATGACATCGATTGAGCAGCAACTAGAGCAGCAGCTAATCGACGCACTACGTAAGGAAGACGCCGCCAACATCAAAAGCGGCGCTTACATGGTAGAGGTTCGCAGCACATTGGATGGCTCAATATACCAAGACGATGACGGGCGCCGCTATTGGGGGAACGTTACCCGTCGCTGGGATGGCGAAGACGGTTTCCCCGAAGAAATGACAGCCAAATACTTTTACGATGAGCGCACCGGCAAATGGTACGCGTACACAAGCCAGTATGATTGATGAAAATCTACATATACGCTCGCGTATCCACTAAGAAGCAGGCCGATCGCGGCCTGTCTATCGATGCCCAGGTGGAGAACGCAATCAACATGGCCAGAATGAGCCACCAGCGGGAGCCAGACGGCGTATTCATCGATATGGGTGTATCGGGTTCGGTTGAGTTGGCAGAGCGGCCAGAGGGCGGCCAGCTATTCAATATCGCCGATGACGGCGACGTGATCATTGCGGTAAAGCTGGATCGTTTATTTAGAGATACCGTGGATGGACTACTGACAGCTAATGAGCTGGTATTAGATCGCGGCGTGCAGATCATTACTGGCGACTTTGGCGAGTTGGATATTCACAGTCCAATGCGTAAATTCCTATTCACCCAAGCGTTAGCCATGGCCGAGTTCGAGCGTGCGAAAGCCGTAGAACGGACGCAAGACGTTAAGCGCAAACAGAGCCGCAGTGGTGCCTATTGCGGTGGATACGTACCAATTGGGAAAGAAGTTATCGAGCAGGATGGCAAGCGGATGCTGGTGGATGATGAAGACGCCGAGCATATGCTGCAGATCATGACCGATTTACGCCAGATACGCGGCTTGAGCTACCGCGCTATTGAGCATGCAATGTTAGAGGAACACGGTTACACAGTGTCTTACAAAACGGTCGAACGCCAGTTAAAAGCCCGTGGCATTGAGTAGCAACATTTAACATGCACCTTTCAACGTTTCGCCAAGTGCCCAGCAAACAAGGCACTTCCGATGACGTTTTTCCTAAAAACTTTCACTAATATCCTAACAAAACGGGATTTTTACCTGTTTTAAGGTAGACCATTCTATACAGTGGGCGTATATTAACGCCCGTTACTTTCCTAACAACTTTTTTAGAGAGCGGTATATGTTACATAACCATTATTCAGCGATTCGCTTCCAGGCAGCACCAGAGACAGTAAATGTAGACATTGATGCCCTAGCTTGAGTGTGTCGCGTCAGACATCAAAGAGTGGTTAGAAGACCATAGCAGCAAGCAGGACGAAGCCCGCGCCGCAGTGATGGCGATGCGCTCCGATTGGGGGTTCACCCCATTCAGTATGGCCAAGTATTTTGGTGTCCCTATGGTTGAGTTAATGGAGATCTTACGATGACAGATGCAATGGTTAATCCGGCTGACATTCAAGAGCTAGAACGTCAGTTAGATGGATTGAAACGGGCCCATCGGGCGATGTTGAAGTTTACCGCCGCCGATATACAGGCCGCTTATATGCAGTCACATCAAGGGCGCAGATCTCACAAAGAGACTGCAGCCATGTTGGGATGTCGAACAACAGACATTAAGAACATGATCGCCGCCCAGCTATTTATATACGACGGCCACCTTTAATTAATCAGCACCGTTACACTGTCACGTAAACCAAGAGGATCCCGATATGTCATTCAGTGAGAAGCTACGCGCCCAACGAGAAAACCATAAGATGTCACAAGTACAGATGGCTAGAGAAATGGGTGTTGCCCGCCAGACGTATATTGATTTGGAAAATGGAAAAACAGAGCCGCGCCTTTCGGCTATCGAGAAAATCTGCACCATCTTTAATTTGAAACCTTGTTATTGGTTTGGCGGTACCGAAGAAAGTAAGAATCTGAGAGAAATGCCAAACGACCTATTGCTAATGGAATTACACCGTCGATTGGCTGGCCAGCGTGAATTACCAGAACTGACTAATTATGCACGCTTAAATATGGGCATGACGCAAACAAGCCAAAACCAAGCAAGAATCAATAACTTACAGTAAAAACCCGCCGTAAACCGAGTATCGCTAGTGTTATGTTTGAGCAAAGATAACACTAGCGGTGTTCCCTCTTTAAATTACCCAAGTTCGCAGGGTAATTGTGCAGCCGATTTAAAGGATATAACCATGGAAAAGAAACATCCTATCCAGCCGTTAATTACGGGCGACGATGGCGTTGTTCGATTTCAATCAAACCAGATCGTTAAGTTCTTATTGGAGAAAGGCGGCTTCAATCTCAATGACCTTGATTGCATTGACTTCCCCAAAGCCGATAGAGAGCAGTTTGCGCAGCTAATCGGTTATAGCTTGTCTGCGTATGGCGGCCTGGCATGTGTTAGCCGTGAATCTTATGACGCCGCCGAAAGCATGTTCAGCAATCCAGAGCAACAGGAACTAGAAGCAAGATATAACGCCGTTTGCCAACAACTCGATGAGGTAAGGCGACATCTACGTTCGGCGGCTTCTGTAGCTTTTAATATCCATCCTGACAACTTGAGTTCTGACGAGTAAGCAAATGATTAATACAAAGGGCGTCCGGTTCCAAAAGCGCAAGCGCCTATTGCCGGGTGTATGGCTCAATTTCTCCAAAACTGGCGTATCCGTGACGATTGGCGGCTCGCTGCTGTCATTCAATATTAGCCGTCGTGGCGTCTTCCTAAATTCCAGCCTTAAGGGCACGGGCCTGTCATACAGGAAGCAAATCAAAGGTAATAAAAAGCGTTAACGTTCGCTGGTGGACGGTGACAGATTGATCAAGGGGGCCGCATGGCTCCCTTTGTTTTATGTCTAATTGATCAGATTATGATCGTACACAACACATTGAGTAAATCATTGTTGAATAGACAACAAAATGGGTATAACTTTCCTAACAAGTTTTGATGAGTGTCTGTTAAGGCATAAAAAAAGCGGCCACAATGGGCCGCCTAAAGACTTAATAGATTATTCACAGGAAACGATAAATCGTGTCGAACCTGACTATATTCTTTCCTAACAACTAATTCAACTTAAGAGAAAAGATTAATGGAAGTATTGAAGCCTGAATATCTGCCATTCGTACAGAATAACCGTTTTATAACCCTATTCAGCCACCCGTTTTGCATCTTGCCGCTGTCCGGTCCTGACTCGGTTTTCGAGCAAAACGAGAGGAACAAACTAATTAACAGCGTGATTGAGAGCCGCCGCATCAACACTGACAAGTTGATCAGCGAAGGCAATCAGATCGTGGCGCTTAAGTTCGTAGAGCGCCCATTCCGCTTAACCATGGCAATCAAGTTTGCACACCAAATGCCAGCACTTGAGTCCTGGAAGATGTTTTCCTGGCTGTTTGATCATGCCGATGCCAACACCTTTGCTGCGACTGACCAATGGGAGGCTATTTTCCGCCGCCCTGGCAATCCATCGCTGAGAACTAAGGCATTCCAAGCACTGCCGAACGTGGTAAACGTATATCGCATGCCTACCTTCCCTTTCTGCGTTTACAGCCTAAATCCTGATGATGGCGTGCTAGTTGGTACCGCAGAGACAACAGACATCGCCCACCATGGCAAAACTCGCGTCTGGATCAGTCCATGCCACATCCACCAGCAATAAGAAAAACTTGGTTGATTGATGGCCTCAAATACACGATGAGCGCCATCAATCCAGACGGCAATCCATTGGTTAACGTCGAAGTATCCGTGCCGTACAAAGAGATACAGTCTGTCTCTATGACATTCCCTACCAAGACGTACCAAGGCGCAATTAAGTTTGTAGAAAACGCGGGCGAAGCTGAATTTATCAGAGCTAAAGAAAAGCTCGATACCGTAAGCGACGACGTTCGCAAGATTAGAGAGCAACTGGCCAATGGCCAAAAGGCGAAACAAGATAAGTTCGCTGCGCTGTTAAAAGGTAAGAAGTACAAATGAACCTGAAAGACTTAATTCTCCTGCTACTTAGTGAAACACCGGCGACGGGATACCAACTGCAGAAGGCGATCAAAATGGTCCCTCGCCTATGGACGCGTCCCACCAACAGGTTTACAAGTTGTGTAAAGGCATGCGCAAAGAAGGCCTTGTGAACTACGAGCCGATCACACAGGTAGACCGACCAGACTGCAAGATGTACAGACTCACCAATGCAGGTATGGCCGCCGTTGAAGCGTTACAGTGTGGCGACCACCTAACAGCCGGTGAAAACAAATATCATGGCGCTGATACGGTAATGCTGTTTGCCGGTAACAAGGCCTATTTCATAAGTGCGATTGATAAAGTCGAGCGGCAATTGGCAGAAGAACGCGAGGAAGAACGTCGCGTAGTCTGCGAATTGGAACGCATGCTAATTCATCGCACCATGCTCCTGAATGAATCCCGCCTGGAATGGTACAAGATGGCCATCGACATGATTGAGAGCGACAAACGCCCAACAATGATGGATAAGCTGGAATTATGATCCCTAAAGCGCAACTGCTGCTGGTGGTTTCGTTAATGGAGGCGATGCCATTGGACGGCACGCATTACAAATATCACCATGCCATTACCTATTGCCCTAACGATGAGTGTTACTACGGGTATTTTGACCAGGCAACATTAAACCGACTGCAGGCCGTTGGCGTGATCACCATCCTTGGCCAACACGATGACGATATGCAGTGCATCAAGCTCATTGAGCGCGATGATTTCCTTGCCAGCTTTGCGGCCGGTGTAAGTGAGGCCCGTAACGGTTCCGACCTTCACTATGCTGACTACAACTCCAATCAATACGCTTTTACGGCTGGCTACCAGCACTACCAGAACCGAAACAAGAAGAAACGAGCAACGGCATACAGCCTCGATGGCGAGAATGTTTGTCATGGCTTTGTTTTGGAAGACACCGGCGAGGTATGGAAGCAATGAATCAACACTATTATGACCAGTTGGCCAAGCTACACGGGAAAACGCGCAAAGTACGATTTGATGTAGGTAGCGATGTTTGCCTCTTTTACGCAGAACGCATGCAAGATGGCCACTATGTATTTCTCGGCGATGAGACTTACAAGGTGATCGATTACTGGGTAACACCAGACAAACACCAGGTTGAATACACCCTACGTGCCGTGTTTAATAACGCCAGATACCATTAAGTGACGACATAACAATGACTAAACCAACAGAAAAACAGCTAAACGATATGGCCCTTGCCGCCGCCCTTAAATCTCAAGACACGCAACGTGCACTGCAGGCCGCATTCATTGAACATATGGAAAGTGTGTACCAGAACAACGCCGAAATCTCCCGTCTACAGGGCGAAGATGAAATGCAGCACATTGCGATCAGTGCGAGCCTTTCATTGAGTACAGCATTAGAAATGGCTTGTATGAAGATGCAGGAGAAAGCCTATCGGTTAATGCAAACCTACTGGCGGCTATCGTTGGGATGTCGTTTGACTCAGTGATGGACGTTTCATTTAACAAAGAATGTGATTGTGAGACTGTCTACTGCGAACATCGTCCAGATGTTTCCGAGGTACTAGAGGCATCAATCAATGATCATTCAAATCTGAGTGTTCACTAATGCGCGATGTAACTATTTCAGGAATTGACGGGACCGTTATCATCAATGGCCATCGATACCATGGCAAGACGATAGTCTTTGATGGCGATACGCTGGAAATGGACGGGAACAAGGTTGCTGGGTACGAGGCCAAGACAATCAATATCTCAATATCTGGTGACGTAACCAGGCTGGAAACCGTGAATGGTAATGTGACATGCCGGGACGCCGACATAGTGAAAACGGTGAATGGTCATGTAACGGCCCATAGAATCAATGGCAGTGCCAAAACCGTTAACGGCAACATTCAAGGCCTGTAATTCAGGCACAAAAAAAGCCCCTAGTTGGGGCTTATTTCGTCCAGTTGTGTATCCATAGTCAAGTGAGCTAAAAATGACGGTCACACAACCAGATTCCTAACAACTCAATGCGAGTATGCGATGATCTTATGTGTAAAATTGGACGATGTAAATGCCACTCACTGCAGAGCAAAAGAGACAACGAGCGTTTGAGCGTGCTAAAGCCACACAAGAACGCGCCAGGGCAAAGGCGCGGGCCAAATTAAACGACCCGACTGAAAAAGAAAAAAGACTTCAAAAACAAAGAAATGCAGCAGAAAGGATGCGCAGCAAGCAGGTAGCAAGACTGCAGGATCCAGAATATCGAGCCGCCCAACTCGAACGCGCAAAAAATAAACAAATAACCAAGCAAAAAACCACCAGCACCCGCCAAAAACCATTAAAAACCAAAACAAAAGCCACCAGCAAAGGGTTAAAAGGACGGGCCCCAACAGCAGCAGAGCGTGAAGTGATGGATAGCATTGGTAAATTGCCGTGTGTGTGCTGTCTATTGAAAGGAAGATTCACCCCGCTTATCTCGCTACACCATATGGACGGCCGCACAAAACCTTATGCCCATATGATGACGTTACCATTGTGTGCCTATCACCACGATACGCCTGCAGATAAATCGACGATTGAGGAATACCCCGACCTCATCCCATACCACGCCCGAGGCCTTGCTGGTGGCAAGAAAGCATGGAGCGAACAGAACGGCGACGGGTTTGTATTGTTGGCCATGATTTACCAGGCAATCGGCTTTAACGCCCCGTTTGTATTGCCAGACATCCCTAATGATTGTTTGCCTGGTATAGATTTAATTCGCAATACATCATCCTAACGGTTTTTTTAGATAATATTTAGCGGGTAAAATGACCTCCCACCCCCGCGCTATCAAAGGAGTAATCCTATGGATAAGCGCATATACGCCCTATCGCTATCTAGTCGGCCTATGGAATTGCTGGCCGGTTACAAAGACGGGACGCTGCACGTCATTGACTGCAAGCCACTTCCACAAAACCTGGAAGCACTGAAAAAGTCACTCCCTAAATCGATGGCCAAGCACAAGAAAAAAGGCTTTGTTGTGCTGGTGGACGAAGTTATTCCCGTGTTCGCCAAGTACGGCCGTAGTTGCCGCCTGGGCCAAGCCGGTGCCGATGGCCGCCCGGTACTAATCACCGCGTTGGAAGCCTACCGAAATATGAGCCGGTTGCAGGCGATCTCCTTCCCACCAGGGAAAAGCGGCTTTTTTGATATTTCTGAATCCGTGGTTGAAGAACAACGGGACGCTGGTGGCCGTGTCACCTATCACATTGACTGGGCCGAATTGCGACCAGAAGCAACACTGCTACTCATGGCCGTATATGGCGCGGTGGCCGACTCAATGCTTGATACAGGGACCATTAAACACCTATTCAACCTCATTGGCGGCAACAAGAAAGAAAGCGAAAGCACCCAGCCTTTAAAGCCGTGACAGTGGGTTATGACCAGGCATTTTTAGGCGCACCAACGCCACCAAATGACGGGCTTTTATTCCTTGGTGATACCGGCATGGTGAAGGTGAAACGAGTATGAGTACCTTGCACCGCTTATCGGATATGAATATCCCCGATGACCTTCTGCGTGCCGACTTCTACGCGATTGTGATTAAGCACATCAAAGACCCGAGCAGCGACGTTGTTACCAGGAGCATTCGCCCGGATGAGCAATACCGCCCGGATCTTGTCTCATACCGCCTATACAGCACCGTAGAACTGCGATGGCTTGTTAGCCTTGTCTGTGATGTCGAGGATGAATCTGAGCCATTACCGGTAGGCGAAACATACCGATTCCCTACGTCCTCCTGGCTACGACGTGAAATGCGCCGATTCATTAACGAGTTTTGCTGATGCCACCGAAGAAATTAGAGGTATCCAAAAACGATAGCGGCCGGTACCTGACTAGCGGATTGAACGAAAAGCAATTCATGCAAGCGTTCGACATGATCCGTAAGCAGCAGACAGGGAACAGACGAAGCGCCAAACGGACATTAACGCCAGCACAACTCCGGGCCAAGAAAGCCTCGGACATGGCCAAGCTGGGGGAAAAGTCCAAAGGTGTGCCGTTTACCGTCGATGACCTGCGCGAGTTTGAGCAGAACCGCAATCAACATAAGACCAAATTCTCAAGTAAGACGGCAGGCATTACTTACGCGCAGCTAGTGGCGGGATCCCGTGAGATAGACATCAAACGTGCCAATAACCAGGTACAAGATGGATCCGGTATTACCAGGGCATCGCTATCCGGGATCAAATCAAACATGGTTGTGGTCCGGGTAAAGGCATCAATGAAATCGGTCCACGAAGAACACATGGTCCGGATTCGCCTGGAAGAATTTGATGACCTGATACACGAACCGCCTGGCGATAACTTTTCCCTGGCAGCCAAACAGGCATGTAAGGCCGTATCTCTATCGACTGTGATTGTGGCCGGCACCAGTATTGGTATCGATACCAGGCGACGGTAGGTAATTACTGTGTGGCCCCGCCTAAAGAGTTCAGCTACCCAAAGATACGAAACCCGCAGTTAAAGGGTGTTGCATGTAAGCACGTCTTAAAGGCCGCCGTCATGCTGCAGTCTGTAGCCTGGCAAAAGATCATTGGTAAGCAGATGGAACTGGCCGCCAACCGCGTTTCTTTCGGTGATGACCGCAAATACAGCCACGTCCTCACCAAGCAAGAAGCGAAGGCCGCCGCCAAGAACCGAAGCACCAAGATCGACCCCGAGAAGGCAAAAGCCGCGTTTCGTAACTATCAGCGTAGCCAGAAGGCCTTTGATAAGAAACTCAAACAGAACCAGAAAGAGATCGACCGCGTTCGCAAGCAGGCCAATAGGATCCGTAAGCAGTCGAACACCATCAAAAAGCAACAGCAGACCATCGACCAGATGCGCGACATGCTCAAGATGTCGTTTGCCATGTTTTCCGATGGCATCAAGGCGGCTGGTGGCACACGCGACCAGGCGATCAAACAATTTGCCCAGAAAATGAATATGAGTGAATCCAAGCTGAAAGGGGTATTGAAGTGACAGCGACCCCAAGAGTCCGATTTAAAGGGCATTCCAAACTAAACACCGGCTTACGTAGTGACTGGATTAAGGCGATCGAGCTATCGCCGGATGCGTTCGATGCTTTGCTGTATCTGCCAGTGGTTGAAACCGTGCCAGCACAAGCCACCAGCTATTACGAGGACAGTCCTTTCTCAGAGCTGGACGCCACACAAGAAACCTTAACCTACGCCCTACCCGAGCCGGTTGTCGTGGTGGATTGTCCCGACGAAAACGAGTCATTCATGATGATGAGCGACGGTGATGGCCAGCTTGGTGAAGGCGAACTGCCGCTAACGTTACGTATTGGGCGAGAAGTGGTACCCGAAGGCGCGATCCTTGAGTGGGTTGAGGAAGTGACCGAAACAGAAAACCGCCGCGTCTGGTGGTACGTACAACGCGCTATCGGTTATGGCACGGCTAACGTCGGCTCCCTGTATATCTGTATCCCTGCGCGTAACATTGAAGGCCTGCCAAATGACAGTATCTAATCCTATTACTGAGCTGGTGGATTTTACCGTCACTCCCACCGGCATCGTTGAATACACCGACCTGACTGACATCGATATTTCCATCCAAAAGTATTTTGGCCAGATCATCGGGGCCATGGTGGTCACGGACACCAACCGGAAGCAGAACAAAGAATTTGCAGCGTTCCAACAGCGGCCATTGAATAAAAAACTCTACATTGGCCAGTTTGATGATCCGGTAAGTTTTGTCCAGGCACTAGCAGGCGCAAATGAGGACCGTAAAAACATCCTACCGGCTTGCTACATTTCCCGCGCCCTGGATGTCGTTTATACCGATGGCGACGACTATAACGACCTCACCAACTACGCGACCATTACAGACAGCACCGGTAAACCAAAAGCCACCGTGAGTAAATCATTCGTCAAACTGACCTATAGCCTTACTGCTTGTAGCTGGGAAAAAGAAACCTGTACGCGAATTGGCCTGGGCCTGTCTATGTGGATGCGCCACCAGCGGAAGAAGCGGGATTTCTGCTTTTCCGCCAAAAGCATGATTGCCGGAACGCCCGTTGATCTGCGTGTCGAGGTGAATCAGCCAAAATTAGCACTTGTGCGGCAGCCTCAGCGCCTTACAACGATAACAAGGTCAATGCTGTGTCTATTCAGTTCGAGGCCATAGCGGAGGTTTTAGAGGCCAAGGCGGTAGATGTTGCTTTGACGCGCTTTGTCTTTGATGAGCCGGATCCATCGCTATGAGTAGACAGTATCCGTTTATCCAGAATATCTCTCTTGTTGGTGGCAAAGGCGCGATCATGCCGGATCACGTCATGCGGGCCAGCATTATCGAGAATGGCGACCTATCCGGCACTAAATTGATGATGTCGCTAGTGGACCGTAACGCGTATTACCGCGATGACCTAAAGCTAGGGAACGGCGTTGAGATTGAAGTTACCTACGGCGACCCTGACGGCCGTGGTGATGACGTATTTATCGAAACGTTCGTGATAAGCAACGCGCCTTACATTGGCGAGCTAATCGAAATCAGTGCATTCGAGAAAAACTGCCTGCAGTTAAAACAGGTATCGAGCCGTACCCAGTTTTTCGTAGACCAATCACCGGCCAGCATCATTCGCACGTTAGCACCAAACGTAAAGATCAACGCTGACACTTTCGATAAGCCTGGCACTTATCACCTAAACCCGGGTGCGAGCCCTTCCCGTCTTATCCGCAACATGGCGAGGGATTACGGTGCCATGGTGTTTTATAGCCGTGGGACGCTGTACTTCAAAGATATAACCAACCTGGCCAACCAGGCACCGGTTATGACGTTTGAACACAAAAACCCGCAGGCAGCAATCAACATGGCCAAGTTGAACATCATTAACCAATCGATGATGTACCAACGCACGCTAAACCGTGAATACATGCAGTGGGATACCGTGGCCGGACTCACCAAGAGCGGTAAACCGGATAACGGCAGTGTCATGATCACGTCTGGCACTGCCGGTGCGCTCGATAACCAGAACGACGCCATTATTCCAATGATTGATTGCGAGTTGTTTGGTAACAGTTCATTCGCGCCAGGGATCGTCGTTAACGTGGTCCTACACCTGGGCATTCCTGACAAGGTGATCGATGAAGCCGTGCCAGAGGTCCAGATCATTAACCGAGTAACACACCACCAGCTAGGAAGTCGCTATTTATGCCGCGTTGAATTAGGGGTATTGAACAAATGACAGAGCAACAACAACGCCGCAGCAATACGTCTGGCCGGTTATATGGCAGTTACCCGGCTAAAGTGGAAAGCGTGGAACATCCCAAAGGCCTATTCATGGCCCAAGTTCGTCTTATGGGCCTATGGGATAGCGCCACCCTGGATACATTGCCCTGGGCCGAATTTCTCCTTCCCCTTGGTTGTAAGCCGGAAGCTGGCCAGCACATCCCTGTAGAGTTGGGCGATATTGTATGGGTGGATTTCCCGCGTTCGGGCGATACCCGGTACCCGCGCATTACTGGCAGTTGTTACTACGCGCCAGACTACAAAAGTCATTTGCCTGCAGGCCAACCAGGTAAAGCCGCAGAAGGCGAGCCACCAGCACCGGAAATTACATTGAAAGATGACTTGTATAGCCGGTTCGGGATCAGCGAGTACAAGACACACACCGGCGCATGGGGCATTGTTCATGTGGCCACGGGTACCCGATTGGAGATCAGCGAGGCGGGCATTGTGATCCATTCCGAGAAGGACAGTTTTCGTAGTTCAACCGGTAAAACGGTCGAGAAGATTGGCGGTGACTATGAGCAGTCAGTGAAAGGTGCCGTAAAGATTGCGATTGATGGTGCCGCAGAGCTATCGGCCAGCGCGATTACCTTGAAATCAGGTGGTGCGGTGAGCATCGAGGCTGGTGGAGCATTCAATGTGAAAGCGACAAAAGCCGACTTTAAGTTAGGGTAAATTCTGCCACCAGGTTAAAGCTGGTGGCGTCTTCAACGTGAAGGTGACAACTGATTTTCCTTCACGTTAAGGGTTAACAAAGCACACTCCGCATTTGCCAACCTCCCTCCACCAGCCGATAATCCGCAAACATCATTTAGTTGTTAGGATAAACAGGCCTTATAATGCCAGGAATAGCAATACAGGGATCAATATGCACCGGTCACGGCGGTTTTCCACCAAGGCCGAGCGTAGAAGGTTCGCCCCTATTTATCGTGAACGGGGTGCCAGCCATGACGGACGGTAACGCATTCGCTCCACACCGCCGCCCCGAACCAACCACCGCACCCAGGCGTTGCCATGGGTAGTAGCAAATTGACCATTAACGGCAAACCGGCCGCTCTCATTGGCGATCCCGTTTCGTGCGGATCAACCATCCTGACCGGTGACGCCACTTTCCAAACCACTTGAGGGAATAACCATGGCTAAAACCATGTATTACGGCGTTGTAGATAAGCGCCATCTAGTAGACATCGCCAAAGCGGTGTGTGAGGTACTGGGGAACGGGAACGGTTATGCCGTGCCTATGCTGGTGGAGACATGCGCAGCAGAAACATTGCTGGCCACGTTTAAGGATCCTACGCGTTATGGCGCGGGCACCAGTTGCATGCAAGTAGATGAAGGTACGTTCGACTGGCTGAAAGATAAATTCAAAGGCCGTATGGACAACGATTTGTTGAAGAAGGCTTCAACATTGACCTGGCCAAAGTGGAATACCGCGAACTTGAACTAAGCCCGGTCCTGGGAATGATTTTTGCTCGCCTACGTTACAAGACGGTACCCGAGTCTATCCCGGCAACGCTGGAAGGTCGCGCCGCGTACTGGAAACAGCATTACAACTCATACCATCCAAACGCTGCCGGTTCTTCCGATGGCTATATCAGCAAGTGCGCCAAGTGCGACACGGCCACACTACTTGGCTCTCTATAATGGCGGCTAATTATGTCTGACTACCTAAAACGCTGCGTGAAAGCAGTGAATTACGCGTGTACGCACGTCAACGTCGTGATTTGAAGAAACCAAGTACACCACCAGCAACAAAACAGGAGAACGCCACCGATGCGCCTAACCGTTGATAACTACCAGGCACAGTTACCGATCCCGTTGTGTTGTGTTATCGACCTGGCGGCAAAGTGCGCTTACGAGGCCGTGCGTCACATCCACAATGGAGCATCGCCAGTAGATACCCATAAGCCACCATTCGATGCCAAGTTGCCGCAGTGTAAGGGCATGATTAATGCCGTGCTGGCGTTCTTTCAAGATCCACCAGCAAGCGAAGCTGATAACCATAACCGCTGGGTTGAATCGAAAGTCTCTCAGGATTGGATTTACGGCATCGAGTACAGCGAAGACCTAAAGCAATCACCAGACATCATCGACTATCAATCACTATCGCCATTATCCAAAGCGAAGAACGCGGCCTTTTACGGCGTGTGTTTGGCGGCGGTGATGCCATTTATTCAAAGTAAGGGCGAGTAATGGGACTGCTAACGGATTTCCTGTTTAAAGATAAACGCAAAGAGGCGTCAGGGATCATCGATTCAATTGGTGACACCTGCGATAAGTTGTTCACGTCTGACGAAGAACGCAAGGAAATGCAGGTTAAGCTAGATCGCCTGCAGGCACTAAACAAAAGCACGTTTGTTGCTGGTGGACGTTCGGCATTGATGTATGCGTGGGTATTGTCCTGGTTTATCAGGCAGTGGTCCGTGACTGGCTGGCTATCGTGTATGGCGTTGAACATCTACCAAAGGCGGCCATTGACGTTCAAACCATGGCCATGACGCTCATTAAGCTGTTTGCGGGGGCGTTGTAATGTTTTCTGCCGTTGTTGTTTGCTGGACTGGGTACCAGCATATCGCCGTTATGACGAGTAACTATGACGAGATCCTGAGTGAAACCCAGTCAAACGAAATGAACATTGTCGAACGTCTTCACAAGGCCAACGTTTCTAAAGTGGCCGTGCGTGCGTGCAATGATCATATTGGTATCGTGAATACACTGATTGCTGCCGGGTTCGATGTCACTGCCTTCAATCCCAACGAAGAAGCGACCCGTCCTGAGTTTGCGAACCGTGCCGCTCAGACCTGGTTTGAACTCACCGGCAATAACTTTGATGACCGACCATCCGTATCGGTATTGCGTCAATCACAGTCTACTGGACTATGGCGACTCAATAACTCATGCAAACGGAACAACGACATTTGGGTGAGCATCATCCAGCATCGCGCCCAAGCCAGCGCATAAACCGGCACCCCACCCCGCGCCCTAACTTTAAGGGCAAATTAATGCACCAATTAATGCGTGGCGACTGCTTAGAGCTAATGAAAAGTCTGCCAGATAACTCCGTTGATTCCATTGTGACTGATCCCCCGTATGGGATCTCATTTATGAACAAAAAATGGGATAAAGGTGTTCCACCAGCAGCCGTATGGCTGAATGCCTACGTGTATTAAAGCCTGGTGGTTATTTACTAGCGTTTGCTGGCACAAGAACTCAACACAGAATGGCGACGAACATCGAAGATTCTGGATTTGAAATTAAAGATATGATCGCATGGGTGTATGGTTCCGGCTGGCCTAAATCAATGGATATTTCAAAAGCTATTGATAAGCGGCTAGGTGCCACTCGTGAAGTTATTGGTGAGAACCCCAACGCCAAAGGAAGGAAGTCAAACAAAAGCCAAATTGCAGGCACCGGTGGAACTTATGGCGCAAATGACGAGAAACGAATTTCCACTTTAACAAAACCAGCAACCGTTGAAGCTGAACAATGGGAAGGATGGGGCACGGCACTAAAGCCCGCGCTTGAACCAATCACCGTAGCAAGAAAGCCACACAAAGGGACCATTGCCGCGAATATCCTTACGCATGGTGTCGGTGGTATCAATATTGAAAAATGCCGCGTTGAAGCGGAGTCCGAATACCTATCACTTAATGTAAAGCAAGGCGGGAAAACGCCTAGCGGTGGATTAATGTCTGAACTCGGCACTGCTCGAAATGACAATTTCACACCAGCAAGCGGAAGATTCCCGGCAAACCTTATTCATGATGGCAGTGACGAGGTTATTAGGCTTTTCCCCGCAAATGCCGGCGCTGCAGCAAAGGTAAAAGGCAACGAGCCGAGCAGTGTGCATGGCAATATCTATGGTGCAATGGCCAGGGATGAAGGCAAGTTTTATGGTGATAAAGGTAGTGCGGCCCGTTTCTTCTATTGCGCAAAAGCATGCCGCTCAGATAGAACGAACAACGGTACGGTTTCAAATAAGCACGTAACAGTTAAACCCACAGATCTCATGCGCTATTTGTGCCGACTTGTGACGCTCCTGGTGGCGTCGTCTTAGATCCATTTATGGGTTCTGGCAGTACAGGTAAAGCAGCCAAATTGGAAGGATTCAATTTTATCGGGATGGAAATTGAGGAAGATTCCTTTAATACCGCAGTGTGTCGTATTGAGGGGGCATAATGTTAGATACACCCGAGCAAATAGATCAGTTCAACCAATTCCAGGACGCCGGTGGCTGTCAGTTACCGGCCTCTCATCCTATCGCTATCAAACTGCAGTCAGACGCCCCGGCATTATCGGCGGCGTTCCTGGCCACCATCGATGCCGAGTTAGATTACACCGCCGACGGTATCCAGGATTTACCTGCAGTGATCACCACCCTGGCCAATGAATGTGACAAAGTAAGCCCGGCCGCTAAAGCATGGACCGACTACATAGACCTGGCGGCAAAGCCAGACGATTTAATGCAAGTGTCTATTGGCGTTGATGTCATGTGCAAGGTGGCCAATAAGCCTAATGACAAGCCCGCAGCCAGTACGATCCCTATTACCGATGGCACAGCAGTAACAACGCTTAAAAACGCCGTGGCGACCATTTCAGGCAAGCAGGCGGGCATACAATCGTTAATGTCCCAAATTAACGCGGCTATCACCCCTCCTGTTGCTCCTAGCGGCCCCGGTGCTGGTGGCGGTGCAACGTTACCGCCGCCACCATTGCCGGATGACCTAAAAGATCAAGCCATGGCAATGATCGCAGACCTGGAACCATTGAAAGGCAGCGTGACGGCCACCAGCAATACCGTGGCCAAACAGGCCGCAGATGCCAGCAGTGAAAGGACCACCGCACTAAAGGCATTTGCTGATGCCGTTAGCGTAACGATTATTGGCACCGGCAAGGACAACGCGGCGATAAAAGATGCAATTAATGCAATTTCTCCCATCTAATTTTCAATGCCCTGATAAAACGCGCTTTTAGATAGTGATTCATTAACACAATGGGGTGAAGCGTTAAAAAATCACCCCAATAACAACCACTTACGCCGTTAGTGGTCACTATTAAACCGTTTTATTCTCCCTTAAACTCTGTCTGATTTTTTCCTAACAAACCAACAAAGACACAGGTAAAAATGGACCAGAAACAACGTTTTCAGGCTCGCGTAGAAGACATTTCAATGCGTGCCCAGCAAATGCGCGAACTATGCGTAAATAGCCAATTCGATAAAGCCAGCGGTGCCTATATCGACGATCCTGCAGCACGCCTAGCCGCTATCGATGGCGTAGCAGCAACAATGCCAATGTTTGAGTCACTAACAGAAGGCCATCGCCGCGAAGTTGTATCAGCAATGGCATCGTCTGTTGTTGAATACGAAAAGCAATTCGGTGAGTTACCGCGTGACGAAGTATTCGCAGCCGCACACAAAGCAATGGAAAACATGCTGATCCTAGAAGGTGCGAACAAGGCTGGTAACGAAGGCCAGATGATGATGGAGTCAATCGGCTCATCACTATCTGAATCAAGCGGCGTTGAGATCCGCGCAAAAATGGTCGGCCTAATCCTTCCAACCATGCTTGCAACGGCAACGTCTGACGCAGTGACTTACATTCCTGGTGCAAACGACGAAGTTGAGATCTTCAAAGTACGTCGTGTAGCCGGTTCAAACTTTGGCGACCTAAAGCGCGGTGAAGAAATTGACTCAACGACTGTTGGCCAATACTCACAGATGCGCCAGCGTTACAAATTCCCTGCAGCGCAGCAGCCAGACGGCACTAAGACAGAATTTGCATTCAAGGCAAAAACTGACCTTTCCATGGGTATCGACATTCCTGTTAAGAAAGGTACTGCCGCTATCTACTACAACCGTCGTCGCGTAGCTACTGACTTTGATCAGAAGAACGGCCGCCTATACGGTGAAGTCCCACAAACTGACGGCACCATGATTTCAATCAGCGGTACCGTGGACTACACAAACTGCTCTATCGTTGTTACCCCTGCCACCGCGCTTCCTGCCGGTGAATTGCATGTAATGTTCGAGATCGACATCGAGGCCTCTCCTGAGTTGATCCCAACCATCGATCACGACATGACATCTTGCAAGCTACGTCCTAGCCAAGCGGCAATTGCTGCAGACGCGACTATCCAAGCAATGTTTGCAATGAACCGCGAATACAATATCGACCTGAAATCAATGCAGATGTCGCACCTACGCAACTTCCTAGCGAACGAGAAAGCAGTCCGTCACTTGACTGACATCGACTTTGCGTGTGTGAACGAATCAACGTTCAACCTGTACTGCCCTGCAGACGCAGACTGGAAACTACACCGCGAACTACTACGCCAAACACTGCTAAACATCTCCACCAACATTCTTGAGCTAACTAAAACTGTTGGCTTGATCGGTATGTTTGCAGGCCGCCAGGCTTGTACCGTTCTTAAATCAATGGGCCCAGACTTCTTCCAGCCAGCAGCCGGCTACCAGCAGACCAACAACATCCATTTCGCTGGTACGTTGTTCGGCATGTGGAAGGTGTACGAAGCACCGATCGTTATCGGCGAATGGGACGTGCTTTGTTACGGCCGTGGTGCGTCACACTCTGACGCTGGTTATGTGGCTGGCGATGCAATCCCAGCAACTATGTACAACCACCCGATCGGTACGAACCTACGTTCACGCAACACCCTATGGGAACTTGCATACGGCGAGGTTCACCCATTCGACGGTGCGAACTACTTCCACCGCCTACACCTAGTTGACGTTGCGCCAACAAAATAAGCATTTTTATCCTAACGAACGGATAGGTTAACGCCTATCCGTTAATGGTGACGCAATGATTACTATCGAAATCACAAACCCAACTAGCGGAAACATCACGGTAATGAACCGTGTGATCCGTCCTACCGGCGATAAGCCGATGCTGGTGGCCATTGAGCCTGCTCGATTGCATGAGTTCACCGCCACGCTGTCACTTTGCGGCCTTTCTTTCCAGGTGCAAGAGGAAAAGAAAAAAGCCAAGAAAACCACCGCTAACCCGTCACGTCGTGCCACCAGCACGCAAAAGAACGAAGCGGAACCAGACGTTAATCAATCGGAAGTCACTGAGTAATGGAAATCCCATACACACTAACTAACGTCGCCGAAACAGTGGTCGCGCCTATCAATGCAGATGCCACGCTATCCACTGGCGGCGCAGGCAACGCCCTGATTTTTGCAGGCGTTGTTATCAGCCAAAAGGGTAAGCCATTTGAGCCTATCCATATCAGCAAAGACAATTATTCCGCTCTATTGGGTAAGCCATATCACCCAAGCAAGGGCCAGATTGCCGAACCAATGCGCCATGTTGCCGAGGCGGTACCAGGTGGCACAGGTATTGTTGTTCGCGTTGTTCCTGACACGGCTAAATTCCCACTAATCCGTATCAAATCGGGTGAAGGTAACGTATTTACGGCCGAAGCTGACGCACTGCCATACTCAACCGCGCTAACGCTAGACGAAGGCGCTAACGAAGTCATGGCCATCTACGTAGACGACGGCGCTATTGCAGCAAACCGCGCAGTAGAAATTGCTGTTGCTGACGCTGAAATGTTCGGTGCCAACATGCTGCAACTTGTTGTTACTGAAACTGACAGTGCAGGTAACGACGCACAGATTGAGAAATTCATCGTATCGATGGATCCAGAAGCGACCGACGACATGGGCATGCCTGCTTATATCGAAACCGTGCTTGAATCTCAGTCTAAAACCATTCGTGCGCTAGTTTCCCCAACTTGCCCGCACACATTGGGTGCCATTGCTAAAACGACGTTTGTGGGCGGTACAGAAGGCGATCTTTCTACGCTAACCACTGAGAACTACGCAAAAGCAATTGCCGTGCTAAACGCAAGCGTGATCGGCTACACCAACGTGCTAGGCCTTGGCTGTTACGACGTACCAACCATTAAGGCGCTAATCGACATTTGTAACCGTCGCCGTATCGGTGGCTTTTTCGATGTTGATCCTCGCTTGAGCTACGCAGCAGCGTGTACTGCTAAAAACGACATGGCGATTGCTGATCACCGTGCTTGTTTCTACCACATGCCATTCGACTGCATTGACCCGACATACCGTTGTCGTGCTGTTTGGGGCTTATCTGGCGTTGCATTCCGTGCGAAAGCGGCTGGCGTTGCCCTAACGGCACCATATGGCGGCTACCACTACACGCCTGCAGGTGAAACCCGAGCAATCATTTCACGTACTGGCCTGCGCCAACTACGTACTGCCGGTGTTCCTGACTACCAGCAGATGTACCGCTCACGCATCAACAAACTAGCAAGCAACCGTGCAGGCTTTTTGTTTATCGATGACTCCCTCACTGCGTGTCCTAAAGAGAACTACCTGCGATTTGAGCAGATCGTTTCTGTTGCTGACTCAATCAGCCGCGAGTTTGTACAGCTATCCAATGCCCTTAAGCACGAACCAGACGGCGTTACTTACGAAGGCCTAGTTAAAGGCATGACAACGATCCTTGATGGCTACGTGTCGATGAATGCTCTTGTACCACCAACGGATCCAACTGACGGCAAAGAACCTTACAAGTTGATTGTCGAGAAGATGGATAAAGACGCATGGCGTATTCGCTGGGCTATCTCCGTTACCGGTTCGGGCCGCCGATTCTTTGGCGAACCAATTCTTCTTAAGTAAGGGCAGACGATGAGCAAATCACTATTCACGGCTGGCGCAACGCTGGCACCGACCTCGCTATCAATGGTGGCGGCGTTATCTGCTCAAGAAGCAGCAAATCGCAGCAGGAACCAAAAGAGCCAAACGAAATCAGCGAAGCCATGTTTTTTGAAAGCATGAAAGACGACGTAATGCTTGAAGCAATGAGCAAAGCGGCGGCCACCAGCATGCGCCAGGGTGCGGCTGCGGCCGTGGTCCAGTGGATCGAAGATGGCGATTCAGAAGCCGACGCGTTTGAAGCTATGGCCTATGGCCTGGCTGGTGGCGATGACGGCGATGAGCTAACCGACGAGCAGGCAGAAGACTTTAACGAGTACCTGGCCTTATGTCTGATTTCTGTTTGCAAGCAGGCGCATCGGCTAATGACGTTCAGGCACTTGTTGACGGTGACGATGACGCATCAGACGCCGTTTTCACCTCAGTTGAAAAGGCCATTGGTGGCAAGTCGGAAGACGAATTGATCGCGGAATTTGGCGTTCGTGAAACGCTAATGAACGAAGCGATCAAGAAAGTCGTGCGTGACGGCAAGGTGGTAACGATCAACACCAATAAGCGTAAGCGCAAGATGACTGCAGCACAGAAAGCAGCCCTTAAAAAAGCACGCCTTAAAGCGCATTCAAGCTCGGCTAAGGCAGCCCGTAAGAAGGCGATGAAAACTCGCCATTCTCGCGGCATGTAAGGGCGTTAACCAATGGCAGCAAAAACAGTAGGCGTGACAGGCGATGACGGGGTGCATGACTCCCTGAAAGTGGCCATCACCCAAGACTTAGGCAATGGCCCTATTACTGTCATTGGTTACATGTTGGAAGGCTCGAATTTCAGTCTATCTAGCGCCTGGGAAGCACCATTGACGGCGATCACCTGGCAATGCAGGTATCGCCGACAAATTCGTGAAGATCTACCAGCCAACGACGGGACCACGTTCAAAACGCAATTTAACTCGCAATCAATCTGGGAAGCACCGAGCCGCCAGAACTATCGCTGACCTTGTATTTTCATGCTTACGCAGACGCGAAAGCAGAAGTCGATGAGCCAATTAAATACCTCCTTCAATTCGCCAGCCCTGAACTCAAAGAGGGTTCTATCGACGCGATCGTAAGTGAAGGATCATGGGACGGGAGCCAATGCCCGCCATGTTCGACATCGGCCGACAATTCAAAATCAGCATGCGCGTTAAAGACGTGAGTTTTGACCTCACGGCCCCTAAAACCGAAGACGGCTATTTCGCTTACAACACCGTGACCCTGACCTGCTCACCGAAGCAAATGTACAACCGTTCACAAATCCCTCAGATCTTTAAGTAGGTAAATTTATGTCTGTTTCTGGACACTTTAACGCACGCGGTGACGTGACGTTTCTAAAGGTCAAACACACCATGAACTTGATGGCTGGCGAGAAGCTGGCAGGCCATGAGTTTGAATTGACCGTAGACCAATACCCTGACCTATCCGTTGTTGTTCGCTCCGCACAAATGCCTGCAATGGGCCGTAGTGACATGGAAGACTTTGGTCCTATGGGCCTTAAGTTCAACCAGCACGGCGCACTAGAGAACTCCGGTGAAATTACAGTTACGTGTGTCGAAACCATCGGCGGCCGTGTACTGCAGATGATCCGTGAAATCGTGAAAGATAAGAAATACATCGACATCACGATCCGTGCGACACCTGAATCACTGTCTGGCGCATCACCTGACGCGCTCAAGTTCAAATTGTCTCACTGTAAGCTGCGTTCAGACGTAGTTGAGCTATCGACAGAAGACCAGGCAACACTGGTTAAGCCATCGATGACGATCGTTTACAACTGGGTAGACCTATAAGGTAAAAAAATGACGCCTGTACAACTGCTAGATAACGTTAAAGCCCGATTTCATACGCTAATGCACGACGAGCCCGCCGCGCTTGAAGCATTGTTACGCCAGGCTCTAACAGCGTATCAAGACCTAGCAGGCGTCACTAACCGCCATCGATACGAACAGCCTGCAGATAGCGGGATGTTTGATCTTCCTCCGGGCTTTTTAGCCCGGATTGGCGTTAGCGATGCCAATGGTAATTTCATTTCATCGACTGTCTGGTTTGAAGGCCTGGAACTCAAGTTAACCGGTGCCGAGGTTTACCCGCTAACTCTTACATACGCGGTATCCCTAACCGACATTGACCTAGATACATTCGAGTTACCGCCTAATGCCATCGGCATGATTAGCGACTATCTCGAAGCGTTGATCACTATCCCTAACACCGAGCGTATCCGCCGTGTCGCTATGGCCGGGAAAATCGATGTTAGCGACTTACCAACGCAATCTGAGCTGGTGGAGCGCAAGACAGCGATTGAAGCCACGATTCGATCCGCTCGGTCCATCATTTCGCCGTTTTCTATCCTGGGGTAGCCGATGTTCACAAGTAACTTGGGTACCGGAAGCATTTATACAACCGCCGATGACGCCTTAGACGGCTTGTTGGATGGCGCAAAAGATGCACTTGGCCTGTCCGAACCAAAGAATCCATATATGGAGAAGGCCAAAAGCTACGCCTCAAAGATCATGGCCACGCCGTTTCAGCAGGGATGGCAGTGGATTATTGAAGTGACGGGCGACAACGTGCCGATGGATTTTGAAATCTACGTTAAAGACTTGGATTTCGGCCTTGGTTCTATCGATGCCGACGTAACAAACATTGGATCCGGCTCTATTGGTAAACCCACCAGCAGCAACGCCGGTGAGGTGACAATGACCGTGCGCGATCACATCGATGGCCGTGTGCTTAAGTGGTTCCAAACGCAACTTGCGAAGGTGAAGCACCCAAACGGCACCGTCGGCCTGCCAAAAGATTACGTGTTCACAATGACCGTATGGCTAGTCAGTGACGCCGCCATTAAGACCCCCCTCACATCGATGCAGGTATTCGCCGTGAAATGCGATACCACCTTGAGCTACGAAAGCGAAGGTCAGTTCATCGCCTACCCGATGACATTCCAGAAATTTTCAACGCTGGGCGCTAAACCGCTGTAACGCCGGGCGTGTAGGAGACTAGACAGTGATTACTATCGAACCGTTCCCACTACCAAGTGACATGAGCAAGGTCATTCATTTTCGAGCGCCTACGGTGTTCGACTCAATGGCCATCGCCGACATTAACCCCAACCTGGAAGAATCGGCCACAACATCGTTTTTAAACCGTCAACAGGACCAAAGCGCCCAGGGTGGCCAGTTGTTCGATTCGCTTGAATGGACCGGTGAGGACCGCCGAACTGCCTTATGGTGGATCTTTGTCTCTACTCGCCAGGATACGTTAATGCCGTACCAGTTCACGGTAGATGGCAAAGAGGTGAATATCGACATCGACCTGCGCGAACTAGGCAATACATCATCCGTATTAAGCATCGCGCCAGAAGTGCCGATCGAATTTGAGGTGAACGGCCGCAAACTGAATGCCAAGGTGGTACCGCTCAACGGTCACGCAATGGAGGCTATCGAAATGGCCCGTGTAAGCCGCAGCAATCACGAACCTAACAGCGTGCCATACCGCAAGCTATCCAACCGCATCGCCATGCTGGAAATGACACACGGAATGCGCATTGACGGTGAACCGCCGTTACTTGAGCCCGCTATTGAGTACCGTGGCAAGTTGATCATGGAAATGGAAATCGACACAGAATTTCGTGCCTTTTTTGCCGCTATGACAGCCGCACGCCGCAAGCTAACTCATGGCCTGGCCACCGTTTACAAAGATGGTGTCTATCTCTTGGTGACAATGCGCGAGCTCGCGGAGGGTAAAGGCGAACAGCCGATTATGTTTCCCTTTCAAGCTAACAACTTCCTACCAGCAATTTGATACAGCCGGCTGGATGAACCTAGTTGAAAACCTAACTATCTATGGCCACCAGCCCATCGATGCCGTTCTATCATCACCGGCAATCCTGGCGATGAAAATGGACGAATCACTGAAAGATAAAATCAAGAAACATGGTCTATGAGCAGCGTAAAAGACTATGCCGATAATGCCTCAATTTTACCGATCGTTGAGGCTATCAGGGCATCAAGCAACAAAGAATTGCGGGCCATCGGTAATTTGCGGTCCGTTGTGGTCGAAATAAAAAAGACCTAAAACAAACCCAAACCAACACCAAAAACACCCATCTATGGACCACAAACACCCCTACAGGTGACATCGCGCCACATAACGGGACGCGCATGCCATCACCTCGCATGGCCAAAGGTGAAACAAAGACCCCAAAAGGCACCAAAACAGACACCAAACATCACCCACAGGTGACAAAAGGTGACAGCGTTATTCCTGGCCAAATGGAAGGCTCAGAGCGCCAATTAGAGACAAAAAACCCGGAAAGCCTCACATCAACACCGGCAAAAGTGCAGGGAGAAGATCCCGTTGCTGCCAAGCTGGGAGGTGTAACCAAAGAGCTGGCCGCCCTGCTCAAAGCGACGGAGAATCTAGCGCATGTTGATCCTGGCCAGGTGGTTAACTCCGTTACGAATAACACCAATACAGTAGCGGCCGGTGACGCAAACAGCCATGTAGCCAATAACTCATCATCGACTAACAACCAGGTGAGCCGCATTTCGGGTGATAAGTCAGTTTCTATTGGCGGTACCGAATCAACAAGCAATCAGTTGGGATCCCAACCAAGCAAGGCAAAGCCTGCCAAACAAGAGGCTTCACCGTTTGAAGGTTATTGGCATGATGAAAAGGGCCAGCTACGTAAAAGCAATGGCCAGTACGCCAGCAAAGCCGAGAAGGAGGCTTATTCAAGCAGCCAGGATGCCAAAGACCGAAACGCCAAAGAGAAAGAATTATCCCTAATTGGTAAATTGGTCGGTTACGCAAAAGACGGCGCAACATTGGTATCTGAGAACGGCGGTAAAGCAGAAGAAGCGACAGCCGTTGCCGCTGGTGGATCCTACTTCTATGCCGCTAAAGAGTTGTTTGACCTGGGACGTGATACCGTTGAACAGTTTGGCAATATCAAAGAGTCCGTAAGCAGCAAGGTTGAATCATTCCGAGAATCCCACTCAGGGAAAGACGGCGATAAAGAGTCACAAGGTTCTGAGGTTAAGGTCGGCGATCAAATCAATAAGATTGAGGTCGGCACCAAAGAGGACCAAGCATCGCAGAAACCGGCCGCACTACATAAGCGAATGGCCAAAATGCTCGGGTTCCCGGTGCCCGTTGGTAAATCTGCTAATCCTGGCCACGGCCAGCAAAAAGCGCAGCAACCGAAAAAGCCCCGTGGAACATCGATTGAAAGCCAGACGTATGAGGTGTTACGCGAGCAGAGCAGCGAACAACAACAATACCAGGCAACCATGCTCAAAGAAGCCGACGACATGATCAAGGCTATCAAGGGCATCGATACACCTGCAAATAGCGGCCTGGCCGGTTCGGTAATGGACAGTATTGGTGATCTCTTTGAAGGGAAGCGAGGCGGGCGCCGTAAAACCTTACGTGAAAAGCTAAGTCGCAAACCTAAGCCATCATCGGTAATCGAAGCCGCCAGCGATATTGCTGACAGCAAAGGTAAGAATCCATCATTTCGCGTTAAGGGCGGCAAACCGAGCATGCTATCTCGCATTGGTGGCAGCCTAAAAGCCTCCGGGGGTGCTGGGGCATTGGCGGCAGTCTTTGCCGGTTATGATAAATACACCGAAATGCAGCAGCGTACAGACCTAAGCACCACACAGAAAGGCGCACAAGTGGCCAGTACAGCAGTGGGCGCTGGTGGTGGTGCGATGGCTGGTGGTGCGGCTGGGGCGGCACTAGGTTCCATCATTTTCCCTGGTGTGGGTACCGCCATCGGTGGTGCGATTGGTGCCGTTCTTGGTGGTACGGCAGGCCAAAACGTCGGTGATACCATCGGTCAGTCACTATCTAACTTTATCGGTAGTGATAAGACCATTACACAGGTGATCGGCAATGCGTGGACTACGGCTGTAGAAAGCACCGCAGCGACAGCCTCAAGCGCAGTGGACAGCATTAAAGGCTGGTTTGGGTTCGGTGATGATGACGAAACAAAACCGGCTACCGAACGGCTACAGCCGGGATCCACGGAAAGCACCATGGCCGCCGTAAAATCACAACTGGCACTAGGTAAAACCTTTGATCAAGGTCCAGATGTCACCAAAGGAATGCAACATACCTACAGTGGCGGCACAAATCGAGGTTCCTACACAAACCCAGCAATGGTACGCCAGTTACTCCACCAGCACCGGCCATTTCAGCAACCGACAACCAGGTGATACCAGGCTCAGAAACGATCAACAAGGTATCAAACACCCGCATTGAGAGTGACACAGCAATCAACAATGCCAATAAGCAACGTGAGATCCTGGCAGAACGTAAGCAACAAATGATGGCAGGCCTAGATCCCCGCACTACCGCTGCACTTGAAAGGCTGGCAAAATCAGCAGAAGCCCATCGCGGCACCCCACCCCAACCTCAAGCCGTTCGGACTCCGGTACCGGCTCGCGGCGAAACAAATAGCATTCCTGCAGATTTCGATGACATGTATTTGCGCCGTATGGCGCTGGATATGGACTAATGACAACTGCAGACGAATTAGACTTCCTCCTTGCCATTGACCCGTCAGATCATTATCCGTGACGGCAATCAGGCAAAACTAGAAAACATCCGTGAATGGCTATCAACGCCAGAAGGCACGATCTACGGTCGCCCCGATTGGGGCCACCCACTTGATCAATTCCGCCACGAACCACAATCACCATCAACGGCCTTAGCCATTGAGAATACGTTACTGCTAAAGCTGGCCAGTGACCTACCAGACGTAACCCTATCCCGTATCCTTGTGTCGCCTATGGGGAAAGATGGCTATTACATCGGGTTTGGTGTTCCCGAGGGTGTTATTGAGGAGGTGAAAGCGTTATGAGCCTCCAAGATGACATTAAAAAGGATTTCGAGGACAGCCTGAAAAAATCGTTATGGTGGTCCCGCTTCATTGGTTCGCAGTTTGTGGACGGGTTTTCCGTCTTCATTTATCAAATTGTTTATCGATGCCAGCAGTACGCCAGCCGACGATTACAAGAGTCGTTTCTATCAAAGGCGGTAAAGGATTCTTCTATCCTGGCCGCTGCAGAGGATCGTGGTTATGTGGGCCTTAAAATCAGTCCATCGACGGGTACCGCCACCATTACCAATAACGGCACTACCCGCGTATCACTGCCGATGAATACCTCACTGGCCAGTAATGACCTAGTTGATTACGTGACGATGGCCGCCGTTGAACTACAGCCAGCACAATCGGCTGATATTCCCGTGTTTCAAATGCGCATTGATTCCGTCGTTTCCGTTGTTACCGAATCCAAAAAATGGATGGAGGTACTACTAAGCCGGGATATGACAGAGAAGGCCCACCAAGTTGACGTGTATGTAAACGGCCAGCTATGGGAGAAGCGTTTTAAATTCCGAAATACAAACCGAAATTCCAAAGTGTATATGGAGTTTTATAAGTCCACTCGTCAACTAGGTATCCGTTTCGGTAACGGTATTAATGGCCGCGTTCCTGCCGTTGGTGATGAGATCCGCTTGAACGTCTGGATGACACAGGGCGAAACAACATTAATCGATAACCAGCCGCTCAAGTTTACCGGCCGATTTGAGCCACTGAACGATTCAACGAAGATTATCACCAAGACGCCGATCACTGGCGGTGCACCGGGCGAATCGATAGAAGACACACGTAACGGTGCGCTCTACTCCACCAGCTACGATTACCAATTGGCATGGGACGGTGATTACGTCCAATTTATCACTGATAACGTTGGTGGCGTGATTTGGCTATCTGTTTGGGGTGAAAAAGACGAAGAAGCTGTTACCGGCAAGAAAGACATTGCCAACATCAACAAAATCTTTATCTCGGCTTACTCAGACCGTAAGGATGGCGACAAGCTGGAAGGAGAAATTAATGGGCTATTTTCCGGCCGTAGTGGATACAACGAAAGTTACAAGTTTAGACAGCCTGTAATGCAGCCGTACACCGTCAACATTGCGGGCCGCGTTGTTGCCAACGGTCGCCCGGAAGACGCTGAGATTGTGCTGCGTTCGGCGCTGGTGGAGCGATACGGTATCAACATCAAAGATAAACCATTCCGCGTGCCGGTCGATGAGATTTGGGATTTCATTCATAGCCTAAAACAGCAGGCGAACATCCGTGAATTTACCGTCACGGCGGACAACCTACCGCAAGAGGTAACAGTCGGCCACTATTCCTATCTGGATATTGACGCCTCAACAATTAAATTCACGTACTGAGGCTAACAATGAGTAACTGGATAAAAAACCGATTAACCAAAGCCAAACAGGAAAGCCCGCTTTGGTCTGACCTGGCAGATTCCATCCAATCCGTTATAGGTACCCACGTAGAAACCTATCTGGACCGACTAAAACGCCGGGTATCCTTGTTTGATGCAGACAAAGAAGATCTGCAGGTTATCTTGACTGAATTGGGCGACTTCTTTGCATTGGGTGATGTTGAAGACGACGACATTGCATTGACAGTGATGCAACGCCAGGATGAGATCCACCAGAAGCGAACGATTTACCCATTAACGAACACAATCAACCGTGAATTTGGCGGTATGAATGTAACTTGGGAGCCGTTGTATGCGCCGATTGACCAGGTGAAATATCCCTATGGTTCGCGTCTGGTTATCGAATCAGAATTGGAGCAAGAGCTAATCCCTCGGATGAATGGTTCCTGACAAGTCGCGGTGCTATCCGTGTCCCACTGAACGAGGTTCACCGGGTATTCAACGCCACCGACGCTGGTATGGGTGAATTTGAGGACCGATTACGTCGTGTAATCTACCCATTGATACCGTTGCGCGTCGTGTGTGAAGGCCAGCAATACTACTTGTACTATGACCTGGCAGAGCACATCGAACGACTTAACATTGTGCAGTCGAACATCGAGCAGTATCCTATCGCCACCAGCGAAGCCGATGAAGTCGCAGACATTAACAACAGTGTTGTCTCTAGCGCATTTGATTTAGGCCTTCCGGTCGGTGAAATCGTCAAAAACACCGAACTTCTTATAGATGAAATTCCAATTGATTCTTTTGCAAGCGACTTTCAATTAGAATAACCATCCTAACGACATCCAATGCAGGAATTATGTCGTTAATCCCCACCTCCGGGCTGCGTGCGCTAGAGAGAGCACAATGTCCACCGCCACAATTTCATCGAACTTGCAGGATGCCAAGCTGCTAAATCGGTACTACGACCGACGCGCACTTTCATCCCTGCCACAAAACAAAGCGACGTTTCAGTTTGGGCGCATTCAATGGGCCTCAGACCTAGTTGACCTCATCGACGGGAAACCGGTTTTACGCCCTATTCCTAACGACCTTGAACGACTGGAAAACGTATTCCTAACCAATGACGCCGTTTATACCTATGCGAACGGCATTATCTATATCCGCTGTACGGTCCAAACCGGCGCACTACCAGAAGGCGAACAGCATTCATTTTCTGCGTGCGGGATCCTTGATGATGCTGGTGGTTTGATTGGTGTTGGTATCACGCCGCCCGTTTGGCTGTACAAAGAACGCGGCATGGTTGTCGAGTTTGAAATTCGCACCAACATCGGGTGATCACTCATGGCCAGTGATATTCAAACTACCCGACTCACATACGCCGACCAGGGGGCGTTGCACTTAATTGCCGACTTGGCATTTAACGAGCAATACACCTCGGCGGCCCTAAACCGAAAATTCTACGGTATAGCACGCCCTGGTATTTACCGAGGCTTTAACTATGCCATCGGTGAAGGCCTGACGATGACCGTCGGTGATGATTCAGGTGAAGACACGGCGTATGTAGAACGTGACCGACACTGTATGACCATTCATGGTCAGCATGCCGTCACACTCAACATTCCCGCCGGTGTTAAATCTGCGATCGTCATTGAGGGTTTTTATCAGTACGGCGTAGAAACCAAACAAGTCAATTCAAACAGTCAAACCGACGCGGCGACGATGAAGGTTATCCCCTCATCGGCGATTGAGTCACACCACGTTGTTGTCTGCGAAGTGTCAGTGCCTACGGGCGCAAAGGCAATCACAGCAAACATGATCAGCGAAGATAAACGTATCGCTGGCGGTATCGATCTTGCGTCACACATCGATGTCACCAAAGACCCGCACAAGCAATACGCCTTTCGTAAAATCAAGATCAACACGGTTGGCCCGCTACGCGGTGGCCATGACCTATCCGAAGACCTAACACTTACCGTGGACCCATCTACCGTGGGTACCGCTGGCGTTGTTCAGTTGGAAGATGGATCGACATCAAACAGTATCGTTAAAGCGCCGACCGCCTATGCGCTCACACGCGAGCGTATGCGTGCCGAAGGTGCCGAAGCCGAACTAACGCAAAACCTTGCAGATACAGAAGTACGCGTAAAAGCCTATGCCGATGGCAAAGCCAACGAAGCAGAAGGCCATGCGCGGGTTTATGCCGATCAGGTTGGTGCAACCACACTGGCCAGTGCAAAAACCTATGCCGATAACGTGTCACGTCAGGCACAGGCCAATGCAGAAGCCGTCGCCATCCAACAGGGTACCGAAGCCAAACAGCACGCGGATTCCGTTGCGGCTGACGCAAAGAAAACGGCGATCGCACATGCCGATCAGGTTGGCGTTGATACCCTGGCATCAGCAAAGGCCTTTGCAACATCGGAAGCCAAAGCCGCCGAAGGCCGAGCGAAAACTTTGCGACCTCAGAAGCACAGGCGGCAGAAGCCCGCGCAAACGCTACAGCACGTCAATATTTCGATGATGTTGTCGCGGTGCCGGTGATGCCTATGACACCCTGCTCAAGATTCAGCAGGAATTGGTCAGTGATGACAACGCCCAGGCGGCACTAACTGCAGAAGTGGCCAAAAAGCTGGATAAGACAGCTACAGCCGTCAACTCCTTAAAGCTGGAAGGTAAATCAAAGTCAGAGGTGATCACCGAGGCCCGTAACGGTTTGGCTACGGTTAGCCAAGCGCAAAACATGGCCAACTCGGCAGAGAACAACGCCAAAGCTGACGCTGCCTCAAAATACCTACCTAAAGGTGCGACAGCCGTTAACTCGGACAAGCTGGGTAACGTTGCGCCGTCTGGCTATCACCGTGCGACCCGTGATCTCCTATCTGGCGGTGTAACCACCACCGAAACGCTAATGAGTTGGCTCCAATCACAAGGTGCATTCGACTTTGCGGCGTGGTCATGCCGTTGTTCCTGGTCATACGCAGATAACGGAAACATCCCTGATAGCGAAACAACATGCGGGACTATTCCGCTGGCCGGTGCCGTTATCGATGTTTACGGCGCACTAGGCCGTTGCACTGTAGTGATCACCACGGCGACCACTAGCTCAGACGCGAACGCGAAGAAGCAATCCAGATTCACCTATGTGGATAACGGTGATGCCTATTCGCCAGGCTGGGTACGCGATTTCAATACCGCCAATCCACCAAGTACCAGTGATGTAACTGGCCGTATCGATTTCGGCCGAATTTAAACCTCAATCACCGGCTGGTGGTTGAGGCCACCAGCCGGTATGGAAAACCCATACCCATGATCGAAGATGTTCAATTTAAACGAATGATCGAACCAGCCGAAAGCCAACTCCGGCAGAGGTCGCGGAAGGTTCATTTGTCGTAAACCTGGCTGACCGTCAAATTTATACGCTGGACCATAATGGCAAGGTTATTTCCGTTGGTGGCGGCGGTGGCGGCGGCGTTCCCGTTGGTACCGTCTTGGCATTTACTAAGTTGCCATTGCCAAAAGGCTACCTGCAGTGTGATGGCCGCGAATTTGACCCGATCCTATATCCAGAACTTCACACCCACCTTGGCGTAAATACAACGCCAAACATGACTGATAAGTACCTAAAAGGCATTGGCGAGGGTATTTCTCCGCTTACAACCGTGCCATGGATGATCCCGGAACACAGTCACAACGTTTCGTCGTCACTTGGTTCTACTCGCCTACAGAGAAGTTTTAATACTGGCGGCGGCGGTACGCACAACCACAGACTTTGGTCATATGACAGTGATGGTGAAGGTAAAGCCGGTGGCTTGGGTACTTGGTCAGCTAAATCAGGTGTGGGTACAGCACTAAATTCCGGTGGTTTCCCTGGCCAACAATACATGAATGGCGACTCCGCTGGTCACAAGATTGTTGAGGATAGCGGCAACCACTCTCACTCAATCAATGTGGACTTTGGTTCGCATGGCCACAGCCTGAGCGTTACAGCAAGTGGCATCAAAGAAGCCTTAAACAAAGGCAATACGCTTGACGTTGACCACGTAACCGTCGTGTTCGGTATCCAGCAACGCCACAGGTGGATGATCCGCTAAGACTCAACGCCGACAAGGTTGTTGAGGACATGCGCACCATTCAGTCGGAATTTGAAGACTACAAAAACCGCGCTTCACTGCCGGTTGGTGCCATCGTTCTTTTCCCTAAACTACCTGTCCCTGCCGACTTCCTGCCTTGTGACGGCCGTAAATTCGATAAAGATTTGATGTCCGATCTTTACGCGTACCTGGGAACGGATACGACGCCGGATTACACCAAGAAATACGTAAAAATGATCAGTGATGAGTTGTCACCACTACAGACAGTAGCGTGGATGATCCCTGAGCATACGCACAACTTCTCGGGTAGCGGGAACACGTCACCAGTAACTCTAAATAAACGTATAAATACATCTAGTGCAGGTAATCACCACCACTCAATTACAACAAACGGTGACTCAAATACCAGCAATGGTTCAATTTCAGCTTCTCGTGGCAGTTCAGCAAGCTATACAAGATACACAGGAGATTCAGGAGTCCATTATCACTACATGGACGTAAATTTCGGCAACCACACCCACTCATTTTCTGTTTCTGGCGTATCAGCCGGTATCAAGGAAGCAATCAGCAAAGGTGACTCACTAGAGGTCGATCACGTTGGCGGTGTGTACGCGATTAAATGTATTGGCCGTATCGATGACGCACAGCAAATCGCAGCCAAGGACGTAATCGCAAAGGTAAATGACCTTTCAAATAAAGTAGTAAACCCTAACTTATTTGATAACGCCGACTTCACCGTTTCTCAACGAGGAAACCTGCGACAAATGTTTCATACCTGTATTTTGCCGACCGTTGGATCCTACGTGGCACTGAGAATACAGGCGGAACATCGGAATATTCGATTCAAACCCACACTGGCGAACCATACGGCAATTATCTGTACGTTAAGCATAACAATGCCACCGCACATAGTTACGTCATTCAACGCGTGGAATCTAAAACACCAAGCGAACTATATGGCGATCTAACATTTAGCTGTTACTTGACTAACAGCCAGCCAGCAAGGCGACTTTGTATATTGATTGGCGTCATGGCGATACGGGTGTGGTTATTGACGAAACAAGGCTAACCCTACCAGAAAGAACCGTTGAGAATGGATGGTTCCAAGAAACATTTACCTGCCCGAAATTACCAGAAGGGACATCATTCTCGAATCTATTCCTTAACGTTGAACTGCGTTATGTAAACGCTGCAGATAATACCTGTAATGGTACTTATCGTTTTTCATGCCCGAAGTTAGAGAAAGGCACCGTAAGAACAACGTTTGTCCCTGAACGACCTGCAGTAAACCTAGCCAAATGCCAACGTTACTACACGCGTATTCACGCAAGTGGTGAAGCTGGACGCACAGGATCCGTTGCCGCTTACAAATTCACAGTCGTATTCCCTACCACCATGCGAACCACCCCGGCAATGAACCTTATAGGTGTAACTGCACTTATGGGGTGCACATGTACAGCACAAGACATCAATCCTGAATCATTTGCCCACACCATCAGGCCGACAGTTGGCGATAACGCGGCGTTTTACGCAAACCTAGCCTATACGAAGCCGACGCGGAGCTTTAATCAACATGAACAACAGCATCATTAAATACGCCGACGAACAGCAACAAGCCGTCTACGTTGGCGATATGTTTATTCCCCGTGGCCACCGATTTTGGCTGAATACGGCGTAGATACTGCAGAAGAAAACGGCGAGATCTTCCCTCACGATTATGTCGAGAGTGAACAGCTTGCTATGAACACTCAATGTCAAATGGAGACAGAGCTTAAATGGTTGATATTCAGCTTAAATACCATGCAACCAACGATACAAAACGCGCAACCATCCCGCTCAATACGCTGTATGAATACGCCATTGCATGCCGTGACCACGTACAGCTAATCGATAACAAACTGACTATTATCGGCGAGAAACCAACTCGCCCAGTAGCGGAATAAGAAACCTTGATTGCCCAGGCAGTCAAGCCGCCTGGGCCGAGATACAAAATGATCGAAGATATTCAATTTAAGCGAATGATTGAGCCAGGCCGGAAACCAACTCCGGCCCAAGTTGCAGAAGGCTCATTCGTTATTAACCTGGCAGACCGCCAGATTTACACAAAAGACCACAACGGGAGATTATTTCAGTCGGTGGTGGCGCTGGTGGCGGTGTACCAGTCGGGACCGTACTGGCATTCACTAAGTTGCCACTCGCAAAAGGTTACTTGCCTTGTGATGGCAGCGAGTTTGACCCAATCCTTTATCCAGAGCTTTACCGTCACTTAGGCGTCAACACGACGCCAAACATGACCGATAAGTATCTAAAAGGCATTGGTGAGGGCATTTCGCCACTGACAACCGTGCCATGGATGATCCCGGAACATAGCCACAACGTTTCGGCTAGTGGAACAACCGGAGGCCAAACACTAAACAAGCGTTTTTACTCAAGCAGCGACTCACACAATCACACATTTAGCAGACCAAGAGGTGATAAAGATTACTCTAACGGTGGTTCAAACGGCACTTGGTGGGGGCCATCAGCTAACGTCAAAGTAACCACATCAACAGATACGCATAACCACTATACCGATGTAAATTTCGGCACGCACACGCACTCGTTTTCATTTTCAACCACGTCAGCAGGCATCAAAGAAGCCTTAAACAAAGGCAACAAACTAGACGTTGACCACGTAACCGTCGTGTTCGGCATCCAGCAACGCCGCAGGTCGATGATCCACTAAAACTCAACGCCGACAAGGTGGTTGAGGATATGCGCACCATTCAGTCGGAATTTGAAGACTACAAAACCCGCGCATCATTACCGGTTGGTGCTATCGTTCTTTTCCCTAAATTGCCGGTCCCTGCCGACTTCCTGCCTTGCGACGGCCGCAAATTCGATAAGACGCTATTCGCTGATCTCTATAATTACCTGGGAACGGATACAACACCGGTCTACACGGCGAAATACGTCAAGATGATCAGTGATACGTTGTCACCGTTACAAACGGTGCCGTGGCAAATCCCCGACCACTCGCACTCAGTTGATGTATCGCATACCCACACCGCAACATTCCGAGGAAACCCACTACCAAACCACTATCACCAAACTGGTAATCCATGGTCAAACCTCCATTCCTATAACGTTTCTCGTTTCGGCAAAGACGTTACTGGCAACGGTTCGGTAGCAACCGAAACGCAAAACTCGCTGCTCGATCGTATCCACGAACAGAAAACAAATCCGCAGGTACACCATCAGGCTCGGTGTCCGTGACTAACTTTAGCGGGAATAAAGTATCGTCAGGGATCAGAGAGGCCATTAACAAAGGTCAGTCACTAGAAGTTAATCACATCGGTGGTATTTACGCGATCAAGTGCACTGGGCGCATCGATGACGCCCAACAAATCGCAGCCAAGAACGTGATCGCAACGGTTAACGATTTAACCACCAGCATCGTTAACCCAAACATTCTAATTAACGGCGGCATGCAGCTATGGCAACGGGCCCTAAACTTTCCCTCACCTGAGTTTGGGACGTACACGGCTGACCGATGGATAGCGGCAGGTAACGGCTGCAAACAAGAAGTGCGTTACTGGAAGGATGGCCCTGACCGATGGCTCGCCGTGATTGGTGGCTCCAATCAACTTGATGGCTGGTCGCTCATCGCCCAGCGTGTTGAGTCTTCACAAGCACGATTACTGATCGGCAAAGAACTGACATTAAGTTTCGATATGTTCGGATCAGAAGGCGCAACATACAACAAAGCCGTAGCATTCATTGACTATGCCAGCAAAGATAACAATTTTTGGGAACTGGTTAATGGCCAAACATTCGAGCAGCCTTTTGTTTGTGGCGAACGGAAGCGGCTTGTCTTCAATCTTGGCGTCGTGACAGAAGAAGCATTGAACGGCCTTCAAATCAAACTAGGTGCCTCCGCGCCAGGTAAACAAGAGTCAGAGAAAAACCTGCTTATCACTAACGTAAAACTGGAAGTTGGGCGCATCGCTACGCCATTTATTGCCGGTGGGTTTGATGACAACTATCAGCAATGCTTACGATATTTCCAGAAAATCGACATTGGCGTAAACACCTACAAGGGCACACTGTATGGCTCGGCCGGGCAGTCTGCGGGCAATGTTTATGGCGAGTTAATGGCCCTTCCTCAAATCATGCGCGAATGGCCAACCACGAAATACATTAAAACAAACGGCGAGAGTAATAATTACTGGGTTGTTGTCGGTATCACCCCTCTAACAACGAACAACGCTAACGGCTTAACCGTGGAATGCGACGGTAAACACTGGCGATTATTACAGACGCCAGCAACAGCCTTTAAACCATTTCGAGATCCATTCAACGCCACTCCCAATACAGTTGAAATGAACCAACAAGGTATCTGGGAGCCTTCATTCCAAATCCAACTAGATGCAGAAATTTAAAAAGGAAACATGATGTACCGCTTCACACAAAACAATAACGCTATTACCCACGACGGCATGACAGTGCCGATTGCCATGCTGCACCGTGCTGGCCTTGAATCATTCAAACAGGCATACGAAAACGGCGATGTATTACCTTACGAAACAGAATCAGAAGCAAGGAACGCGAATTAGCCATCAAAGCAGGCCGTGAACGCACATGGCGCAATATGGAATTGACGCTGGTGGACCATGAGATCAACAGAATCATGGATCTTGAGGTGGCCACACAAGAAAGTAAGGCCAAAGAGGGGGAGTTACGGGCATATCGCCGAGCATTACGCGACTACCCGCAGCAGGCTGAGTTTCCAAACTGCCAGCGACCATCGATTGATTAATCTATCGCTTGTTTTTCAAAGGCCGGATTTCCGGCCTTTTTATCCTAACAATCGATCGAACAGCCGAACAAGTGTTATCATCCTCGCGCCGGAGGTAAGAAAACGTGAAATTCATCATCACGCTTGAGCTGACCATTCTCGTGTCTGTCCTCGCGATCCTGAGTGGCGTCGGCTCGTACCTCCAAGGGGTGCGAGAAAACCGGCTTAAGGGTGGCGTTATCGACTTTCTAGCAGAGGTCGTTCTGGCCCTAACAGTAGGCTAGGCATCGCATACACAGGGCACAGCCTGCAATGGAATGAAGCCATGACATGCGCCCTGGTACTCGCATTTGCCAACAATGGGGCCGATACATTGGCCTGGGCTAAAAAACTAATACGGGAATATTTATCTCGAAAGTTCGGGATAAATGATGACAACAACCAACAACAGAAATAACGGGGCAAATATGTACCTCACATACACCGGTCTGGCGATCGGCCTAGCTATCATCGATCGCTTTATGCTTGAACGCCGAAAGGTTCACATCGTAGATGTTGAGAAATGTGAAGACGACGCACGACATATTCGTTTCGCCATGCGATTTCAAACTAAGCACAAGTTACGCGGAAGCCGTGTGAGTTATACGCTGCGTGACAAGAAGGATCCGACAACTGTCATTAATGGCAAAGAACGCCCGCTTGATTTCTCACACACCGGGGAAAACAACGAATTTTTGCTATTCAACAAAAAGCTACTGACCGAGCCGGGACGCTGGGTGCTAGACGTAAAAATCACATCGGACGGCTCGCGTATCAATCCGCTATACAAAATCTTCCCTATAGAAACAACATTCACCAAGGAATTTGAAATTGAGTAAGGGCAATGGCCGCCGCCAGACGGCATATACCGTTGTTGATTTCGACAACGTAACAGAGCAAGGCCTAAAGAGCCTATTGGATGACCTAAAACGCGCCGGTTCGCCGGTATCAGACGTTGAAGCCAATAACCGTAAAGCCAAAAAAGACATGGTGTATGTCAAAAAGGCTAAGTTGTTTTTTGAAAACGGTCAGACAGCAACGTTATTCATCGGTGATCAGGGCGACATCTATCAGCTAGTCGTGAATGGGAAGAAAACCCCGCTACCGGATGCCAAAAATGAACGCCAGTTCGCGCAAGGCCTCAATAAGATCTTAGAACGTGGCCAAGAGGCTTTTGATAAGTCACAGCTACGCAAAGCAAAGCAGGTAAAGAACACCTCCACGACACAACCAGCCAGCCGCAGCCTAAAGAAGCGAGCAGAAGAAGCCCGTCAGCACATTGCCACACTGCAGCAAAACAAAACTGACATGGACGCCGCCCTATCTTCCGCACAGGCAGAAAAATCGACTAGCCAGGATCAGGTTAACAAACTGACCGCCACGCTAGAGGCCGAAAAACAAGAAACCAAAGATCTGAAACAGCAGATTGATAACATGCAGGAGTCAATGCACTAATGGCTGTACCATTCAATCGCTACCGTGCAATCCGCGTAGTAAACAAAATCGACCACATGGCCAAAGGGATCCCTGACGAGGTTTTCGAGTCATTACAAGAGGGTGAACTAGCCGACCTATTGCTCGAATCCGTTACCCTGGAAGACATCGAAAACACGTTGTGTTTTGGTATGGCCACCACCCAAGACATCATGCTAGAGGCGATTTCCGCCAAGAAAGCCCGCCTATTGGGTACCATGCAGGCATTCACCCGCGCACTAAATACGTCACTAGCCGGCACCAATATCACTGCAGACAAAGATATTGAGATCAGCAAACCACGTAAGAGCGGCACCGTCGCTGTTATCACTGCAAAGATCAACCTATCTGATGGCCAGAGTATTTCCGTCGTGTTCCACGCGCCAGATAACGATCCAATGGTTATCAAAGACCAGGACACGCTGATCGCCTTCCGCTTCCTGCTTAACGCACGCGACGTAACACACTCAGTAGCACCGTCTGGTGGTAATGAGGTATCACTAAAGCAGGTAACAACCGCGCTATCTAATCTAGCCGAACGTAACAGCGCAAAGTTTGTGGCCAAGCAGACAGAAAACACCGGTTTAAAACAAGAAATCGACCAGGCAGCACAGCTATCTGAGCAATTGGAAGAAGAACTGCGATCCACCAGCGACACGATCGAACAAGTAAAAGCGGATACCGAAGACCTCAACAGCAAGATCCAATCACTACAAAGCCGTATTGATCGTGAGAATGCCCTGCAGGAGAAGCTACGTTCACAGCTTGACGGCATGAAAGTGGCCCAAACCAAAGGAACGACAGATACCGGCGATTTCATGAATCACGTATCTGGCATGGATATTCTTAAGGTCGAAGCACTACAGGCTATCGGTTACACGTTCAGCTATGACGATGAAAAGGGCTATAGCATTACAACGCCTGACGGTAAAACCACGGTCAACCGGATGTATGCAGACTTTATTACGCAAGTTGATTACCTCGACGATAAACGCCTAGCAGCCGCAACCACAGCCCAAAGCGCACAGTCTGGCCACCCGGCAAATCAAATGGACCTGCGTAACTACAACCCACCAGCAAAACCAACTAACGGCAATTCATTTAGCAAAATGAAGGCGAGTGATATTGCTAAAGGTCCATACACGATCAAATGGGGCAACACAGATACCGCCGTTGTGACATTGCTTGATGACGGCCGCTATCAGCTAGACCTATCAATCGATAATGGCCTGCAAACGGATACCGCGTATTTCGATAATTTCCGCCAGCTAAAAAATACAGCCAGCAAGAAATACGATGAGCTTTATGATGACCACATGAGCAACCTTAACGCGAACCGATACACGGAAGATGAGCTAAACCGTGCGGCCAATGCTGGTGGTTCAGATACAAATGGACACAGCCTATCGCCAGAACAGCGTAAGGCGGCACTGGAAAAAATCTGGAAGAAAAAGCACAAGGACTTCAAATCAGGCCGTGGTGACAAGCGTACAATCATGGTAAATGGTTCCATTGTTGGTGCCGGTGCAGGTTCAACCATTGTTCCACTTAACAGCCTAAGCGATGATGAGATCGCCAAACTGCTAAATACCACCGTTGGCGAGCTATCCGGCGCCGTCGCCGGTGTGCAGATTGACCCAAGCATTCCTAAAGGCAATTCAGTGGCTACAGCCATGGCGGCCGTTGAGGCGGAAGGTAAACGCCAGAGTTTCGATAACGTCATGAAGCACATTCCTGACAGCCCAGCTAAGGCCGCGATCAAGGAAGCCGTTAGTGATGCCACACCGAAGTATGGGTTTTACCCGTCAATGACCTCGGGATTTGACGAGGCATTACAAATCCTGCTCGATAACAATGTCACTGACCATGACACCCTAATGGCCAGCATGTATGACTTCCATAAATTTGGCTATTTGCCTGCAGACTCACGTTCGGCGCGAGCTAACCGTGAACTGGCCATTGAGAAGCAAAAAGAGCTATCTGACACCATGCGCATTGCGGCCCACCGCAAAACCGATGAACCGTATCGGCTGCAATGAAGATGGCCATTGAGGAACTACCGAAATTCCACGCGAAGGCAGGCAGTAACCTTTTATCATTGGTGAATGAAGCGAACGCCGCCATGGCTGGATCGAAAACGGCCGCAGTTGAGTTTCTTGAAGGTTATAACCGCGTACTCGGCTCAATGGAAATGATCGGCTACGGAGATAGCGCACCGGCTAAAGCAGTACCGGCCCAATCCACCGCACCAGCACCAACACCAGCGCCGACACCAGCACCAGCGAAAGAACCAGAGAAAACTATTATCCCGGTAGGTGGATCTTTTGAGTTTGGGGGCGGCACTTTCCGTTACGTTGGTATGGTAGGTAATGACCATATTAAGGTTTACGATGAAGATGACCGTGAAGAACATGTGATCGGCCGCAATCAGCCTATGACTAATCAGCTAGTGTTCGCTGGCTTTAATGATGGCGTCAAAGAGAAAGAAGCCGAAGATAATGCCAATGCTGTCATTGGCGGCCTAGACCTATCAGCATTTATCGAAATGCTCCGTGGCAAGCCATATATGTCATTCGATGGCCAGGATGCGATCTACGATGCTTTGCGAGAAGCGGGATACAATACAACCGATGCCATGACGATTGCGAAGAAGGCCCGTACCGACTTCAACATGGGTAAAGAAACGGCGATTCAATACACCGCACCAGAAGAACCAAAACTGTATTGGTATGGTATGCGCACGCGTCCGTTTGGTATCGCCTCTCAGCCTGATGGCCATGCAGCCTACAAGGACCAGGAAGAAGCGGCCAAGATGTTCCCTGATGCGCCCGAGCAAGCTATCCGTTTTGGTATCGTAGGCTATCCATCGCCACTATCTGAGCGCGACATTTCTCATTACAGCCTTACCGACATGCAAGCCAAGCCAGTAACCGGTGATGAGGACTATGCAAACGCAGCGTTAGAAGATGCCGTTGCCGCTTACATGAAGGCGGCTGGTATTCGTCAAATGAATCCAAGTTTTGCGCAGCAGATCATCGACTCTTATAAGTTGGGTGCAGGCTCAAACCGTACACACCTACAATCAAGCCTCCTGGGTAAATACCTGAAAGAAGACTTTTTCTATCAAAATCGTAAGACCAATCCTGATGATTATGAGATTTGGCGTGAATCCCTAGACCTGATCTCAGAGAAAAAGCTAACTGACTACCTGGATTCGATCACGGTACGTCAAACCACGGCGTCAGGCATGGATAAGAGCATGGCGCGAGAAGTTACCGGGGAACTAAACAAGATTGCTAGTGAGACCGGGTGGCTTATCACAATGAAGGAGGCCAAGGCCCGCATTCAGAAGATCCTGGATACACATGACATCATTGCAAAAGACATGCTAAAGCGAGCATTAGCGACACGCCGTAAATCTGAGTTCAAAGAGCTTGTTGATAAGGCGGCTGGCATTATGCGCGTATCATTAGGCAATGATGACTATTTTGTACCAACCGCTCCGAACCCATTCAATGAGCTAACGCCAGAACAGAAACAGATCATCAACCAGGCCATCCGTCTTGGTGCGGCAATTACCGTAACAAGAGAGCACGACGGAAGTGCTGTAATTAATGCCGACATTGAAGGCGAGAAATCGAAGGTTTACCTAAGTGACGATCTTGATGTAGAGAACTTTTTCTCAAAACTCGAAGATTGGATCGAAGATGATGAAGGCCGAGAAAAACGCACTCGCATTCGTGAACTATCAGCGTTCGTCAAAGGCGCTCGCATGCCAAAAGGCTGGAATCTAAATAAGAGTGACCTAGAGAATGGTGATTCCTATGCGGCCGTATATATCGAGACGCCGTTCTATGCTGTAACGGAAGATGAATCAGCGTATTTCCGTATTGGCTATGTGAACGGTGATTTTGAACTTCAATACAACGAAGCAAGCAAGATCAGCAGCATCAAGTCCGTATCAGAAGCAGTGAAAATCCTCACTGAACAAATGATCGATGGCTCACTTGACACTATCAGCGATTACATCGATAGCAACATGCGTGATGATGATAAATTGTCACCGGCTGGCATGATTTACTGAATCAATACCAGGAACAACACGGCATTACAGAACAGCCAGAGGGTGATCCAGCATTGGACAATGCAATCCAGACAATCAAAGAGCTAATCGATAGCGAGGGTATGGCCTCCGTTGATTATCTTCCTAAATTGGAAGAAGCCTTTGCCGCTATCGAGCGTGCTGACAAGGTGGACGAATACGAGCCACTTATGAATGAAGCAGCCGATAAACTTAACGATATTTTAGATATGGAAGCACAGGCAGAGGCATAAGGTAACGGGCCAGTTTTATAGCTGGCCCTGTCCTAACATCATTATGAGTCCTATTGAAAAAATTAAACTGCAACGACAGCTTGTTGATATTCGCCAGTCTATTTCTACTGAGCAAAACCCACTAAAAAAATGGCCATGCTCCGGGACCGTCTAAAGCTACATAACCTGCTCGGGATTGGTAAGAAAAAGGCCGCTGGTGGCGATTTAACAACGCTTGAAGGCATGCAGAGTTATGGCAGCAACAAGCTATCAGAGCTATTGGGCGTCAAAGGCGATCTAAGAGCTGACAGCCAAGCCGCTTATCAAAACATGGTTAAAGACATAACCAAGAGCAGTAGCTTTTATCTCGCAGTGGTTAAAGATTACCAGGATGTCAATCTCACCCCGCCAGATGATGAAGCGACAGCCTATATTGCCGGGGTACTGGAAAATACAAACCTACGCGGCGCATTTGACTGCACCCTAATCGGCCGTCACACCTACAACCTGCTCAAACAGGCGAATGACAAGTTATTCACCGAACGCGGGAAAATTGTTGTTGAGCATGTTCAGCGACTTATCGATGAGTCGCCTATAAGCCATTCTGAGGCGATGAAGGCCGTAAATGGTGTATCGGTATCAGATGAGGTCACTCAGCAGATTCAGCGCCAGAGGAAGGGCGATTATCGCGGTAAATTTGCCATGCAATCGCTAAAACTTGAATTGGCTAACATCTACCGCCTAACCAATGGCCTAGCGTTACCTGACATGCTGGTGAAAACCGATCCACGCGCATGCCATTACAATGAATACACCAAGGGTAAAAGCGCAATTAACGTCGGTTCAGGCCTGACAAAACAAGTTCTTTGGCATGAGGTAGCGCACCGCCTGGAATACGTATCTCAAGATGTCCTGGATGCCAGCAAATCATTCCTTTCTGAGCGATTGAAGCAGGCAGAAGCGGAAGGCAAAGGGATCCGCCGACTTAAAGACCTTTACCCGCGTTCTAAATACAAACGAAACGAGATCACTATCGACGATAGCGCATTCTCGGCCTACGTCACCAAGCTATACACAAAAGACTCAAACTTGCCGATTGGCCCTAACAACATCCGTTCAAGTGAGGTTGTATCTATGGGTATTGAGTGCCTTGCGTCACCATCAGCAGCCGGTGCCGCCCTGGCAACAGACCCGGACCATATCGCATACATGTTGGGCCTAATCAAACGACTACAGAGCAGTAATAAATGATCACGTTAAAACTGACAGACTTGTTTGTACCACAAGGCTCAGAGCCTAAAACGATAGTGGTCACATTCGACGTTCCTACCATCGATGAGCCAGCAGCGCCGCAATACATCCAAGGCGAACCGGTTAACTACCAGGCCAGGTAGATCAGTATGGCCATATGCACGACGACATTATCAGTCCAGATTCATTCGCTCATATCGCTGGCTGCATTGGCTACGAAGTTGAATACGTAAATGAGGGTGTTGAGTAATGGCATTATCACCACTAGAACGAATTAAACTACAGCGCCAGGTTGTAGACGTTCGCAAACAAATTAAAGAATCAACCAAGCCGCTAGAGAAAATCAAACTCATCAAAGAGCGCATGGCGTTATACCAGCAACTAGGTATCGGATTGAAGAAACAACCGGCACCAGAAGCACCAGCCGTACAAACAGAGATCGCAAAGTTATCGGTCAAGGCACCGAATAAAAACGTGATCTTTGGTTTCGATGGCATCAATGGCGTTAACCATCCATCTTGGGCCAATAAAGGCAGCGATTCATCGCTATACCGCGAGATTATCTATACCGATACTCGGTCAGAGATTGCCGCCTACGTTGAAATTGACAGTCTGCGTAAAGGCGAAAAACTCAAACCTAACGATGTCTACTTTGGCGATGAATCATTAGCTCAAATCAAAAGGCAAAAAGTTAACGCTGGTCGATTTGAGCCAACCAAAAGTAAGCGCGAAATTGAACGACTTGAGAATATCGCAGAGCAGGTCGCAGACTATGTAAATGGCATTTTCCCGCTTGAGTATAAGGGATTCACTATCGACCCAGCAGGTAGCCATTACCTAGTATCCAACCATGTTGGCTCAACAATCACCCCAGCACCATTGGCAGAAGTGATTGCGAAAATTGATAACGGTGAAATTGAAAAGGCAATCATTGCTCGCAAGCAACAGCTTGAAGATGAGCTGGCAGAAATGCACGCGAACCGCAAAGACCGCCAGGCATTATCGATGGCGACAGATGATGATGTTCAATCGGTAATGCACCGTATCCAGAATCCACGTATTCGTGATGATGCGTCAGGTGATGCCATCGACTTAACACCAGCAATCAATGCGATGGCTGCGTTGAATGAGCGAAAAGTAAAACTGACAGCAGATCAGGCAGAGGCCATCGAGAATGAGATTAAGAGCTATGGCCGACATAATTTCACTCATGCGATGCGCTTAGAACTTGCTGACAATGACAAGCTGACCTTTGGCGGTACCAATACGCAGGCTGATACGGATAACAGTACCAATGCTATGTTTGAGAAATATCGAGAAGGTGCCTTTAATGGCGAGGAACCGGAGCAATTCAAACGAGTGATGCACCAGGTGTATGATCTCGGCATGCCGGTCACTGAGGTTTCTGACGGCATGGTTAGTTGGTTCAAAGCGAACCCTGACCAATTGGCCGCTTAATAAAAAAGCCCGCGTTCTGCGGGCTTTTACTTGGCTGGCTTTGGCAATGGCTTGCCTCTCAGCAAATTATGGCAAATTACCCAAAAATTGACTTTTTTCTTACGACCAAGAGGCTCATCTAAAGGGTATGCACTCTCCACATGGAAACGCATTTTCCCGTTAGCTTTCCAAACACGATAGACAATTTGATACTCGACCTCATTGCCATCATCTTCAGTAACCCTACAACTACAATAACGGCTATATCCGCCATGAAAACAAAAGTGTTCAGGTAATGTTTCAATTATCTGAGGTAACTGACGGGACAGAGAGTAGCGTCTTAGATCAAATACCCTGCGATCTTTGGGGTATGGGTAAATAGATGACAAGTCAGGGCGCTCATCATCTTTAATGCTGCGAGTAAAACAATGATTAGAAAACGTAAAATAAATGGTGTAACACTCCTCTCTTTCCGGGTGCTGAAAAGAGACTTTTAAAGCATCAAGATGACCTAATTCATACTCGCTATCATCAACTTTATAGTTGATCCAGCTTTGTACTTCATTATCGGAGAGATTAAAAAGGCGGCGGGGGGCCATTTGTCGCTATTTTCCTTTAGCCAGATGTAACAAAGGCTCCATCTAGGGAGCCTTCGCCAAGAGAAAATCTTGGAAATCGGAACGTCATTACCGGGCACAGCCTCGACCAACTAGAATTATATCCATAGCGTGGTTACGCGATGTCATAATTACCCCTGACACTTCACTTCTATGCCAATAGCACTTAAGCAAGCGATTTGACAATAAGACAATCCACATATTGTGTTTTGTGCAAATCATCCAGCAATTATGTCCGCTGCATCGTCAGTATTACTTTAGATGAGCAATCAATTGGTTGTCAACGAGTTTAATAACTTTTTGTATAACTTTTTTATTAACTTTTTTAGTAGGTTTCCCTTCTAAAAATCTTTAATCATTTGTTTAAAAACAAAAAAAGCGCCCGAAGGCGCTAAATTTGGGTACCGAGGTACCATTCAGAAATTCACCTCAAGCCAGGCAAGGCTTTTGGCTGGTGGCAGTATCTCGATTATTCACTGGCAGGTCAACAGTCAGGTAAAAACACGGGGTATTTGCCATAACACACCCAACTAAAA